TCAGCGTGCCAGCTTATCGTTAAGCATCAGCACCTGTTCGCCATTCATTTCTTCAATCCACGCACCGTAGACTTCATAAACCATTTGCGCGTTTTCATGCCCCATCTGGCTGGCTATGAAAGACGGATTAGCGCCGGCAGATAAAAGCCAGCAGGCAAAAGTATGCCGCGTATGGTACGGATTCCGGCGGCGAATACCAGCACGTTTTACAGCTGCGTTGAATCTCGCACCGATGCTCGATAAAGAGTAGTAGGCTTTCTGTTCTCCTTTGCGCATCCGGGGTATGAAAACGAATCGCAGGCTTTGATATTCCACTGCGCCATACTCGCGATGATTAAAGACAATTTCGGTTTTAGGCTGCAGTGCCGTCAGCTTGCGTTGTGCATTCAAGGCTTCAAGTGCCGGCTCTAAAAGGGTGATAACCCGGTTACCTGCTTCGGTTTTTGGTGGGCCGAACATGCCCAAGGCATTAAGATTGCGCTGTATATGAGCCGTACCTTTTTCCCAGTCGATATCTTCCCAGGCAAGAGCTGCGAGCTCTCCATGGCGGACACCGGTATAAACTGCGAACGTCCACATATTGAGGCTTTGGCCACGCTCGGATTCCGCAAGCAAACTAAACTCCTGCTTCGTTAAAGGATCCGGTTTTACTTTCCCTTTGTGTAATTTCTTGATCCCCTCAAAGGGCTTGCCACTTATAAAGCCAGATTTGTGTGCAAACCGAAGAAGGGAGCACAGAAGCGATATATAGTTGTTCACGGTACGCACAGTGCGTCCCTGTTTGTTACTTCTGGGATTTGCCAGGTAAAGTGTCTCACCGTTCAACAGCTCCTTTCTGTATTTAAGAATGTCGCTGTGGCGTATAGTTGAAACCGGCGTGTCTTCGTTAATGATGTGCATTAACGTACCGAGTTGTGAGCGCGTCTTACGCATGGTATTCGCGCTAATTTCGGTTTCTTTAATGCTCGTCCACAGTTCACACAGCTCTGAAAAGGTTTGAACTGAAACAGTGGTTACGGTTTTTTTTGCTCTGGACGATGAAGGAAAGCGCTGGTGGTAATCAAACTCTCCAAGGTTGATCTCACTAACGATCACAGCCCGAAGATTCCCGGCTTTTTTGATGTTCGCCGGGGTGTTAATCCAACCTTTGAGAATTTCGCGGCAACGCTTTCCCCGGTACATAAACCAGATACATATCTTATTGTTTCTGATTTCGACACCTGTAGGCAAAGCTGCCATCTTACGCATCCCTTATTAACTGATTAATTCTCGGATAGTTGTACCAGGTTGTGCCACGCAAGGTTTTTTCTCCGGAAGGAGAAACCCGTTTAAAATGGACACCTTCCACCCAACAGCCCTGGCGATACTTCTCAATCTGTCGTTCGGTCAGGCCTGTTTTTTCTGTGAGTCTTGCGCCAACAACCCATTCTTCGTTAAAAATTACCTGCGACATGGTTCACCTCAGGTAACCGGCATGAGTATAGATATGCCGGTCTTTAGTCGTTGATATTTCAGTTTCAGTTTGCCTGGCCGGGCAGGGAACGCAGTCGGCGCATGCCGGTCATTGCTGTGGCCACGTAGCTTGCCTTGCAGTTGACTACTTCAACCCAGACCTTCACGCCTTCCACTCTCACCGTATAAGTCTCTTTCATCTTGCTGCGCCCATAGTCACCGTATCTTTGCTGGTGGGCTGCGAGTGCGATTTCACATGCCTGGCGAGCCAAAGGGGATTGCTTACTGCCTCGATTAATCAGTCGCATTTCTTCTCCTTGAGGGAGGGTTTCCCCTCCCGATCTCGTTAGTCCACGTATTCCGGTTTCATATCCGCCAGGGTGATGCTGAACTGACCATGCAGTTCGTCGCCCAGATGGCGTTTCGACGATGCAAGAACGCGCTCTACTTCTGCGAACCGCGCAGCTGCATCGGGCTCATCTGAAGGTGGCAAGGAATTGATGGCTGCTTCGACTTTGTTCCGTGCATCAACCAGGTAATAACGCTTCACGGCCTTGTTTTTCAGCTCAGTGAACAGGGCAGAACCCAGCGTTGATTTCACGGTTTCAATATCTGCGCGCAGAGCTTTAGCGCTATCCACATCCTGAGCCGCCTCGATGCGATCACGGAAATCATCAGCAAGAGCATCGATGTTTTGAGCTGATTCCTGAGACGTTTGAGTCGTAGTGACGTTGTCACCTGAAATGTCTGCAAGGCTTACGTGCTGCGCCGGTGCGGGGTTTACCTCTCGTTCTTCACGGCGATCATCGAGCTCATCCGGGGTATAAACGCCCAGAATCACATCCGGGCAGAACAGCCTCGCCCAGCGTTTGACGGCCAGGTACGCCAGTTGCTGGCGAGGGTCGTCAGCCCAGAGGGTAGAATTTCGGGTACGGGCCTGAGCCAGCAGCAAATCGAGTTCCCTTGGCTGATCTTCACCTTTCAGGGTTGCGCGGATAATAATGCCGATCCCGGCTTCGTCAGCCAGGGTCCAGCCCGGGACGCGGTACTCGCCTTTGTCGCCTTTACGGATGTGGAATTTTCCAACCACCTTTTCCCATGGCCCGTACCATTCATATTCAAAGCGGCTGGCCAGCACGCCGCTTCGTGAAATGACGGCATTAACCAGCTGAGCTTCATACCCGAGCACACCGTTAATCAGGTGCGTCTTCTGCGCCACGGCAAAGGGATTCATCTGCCACTGTGCCGCTTGCATCGCCACAGCCATGCAGTCGGCCTGATTGCCCTGCAGGTGCTTAGGAACAGTAGCGGTGCCTTGGGCCATAATCTGCGCGAACGTGCTGATGGCGTTCAGATACTGGGAATCAAACAAAGCCACGTTGGAGTTAATAACGGTGTTCTGGTCAGCAACGGTAACGTTTGTGTTATGCATAAATCCCCCTTAAGCCTGAGCGCGCAGCGCTTCGAGGCGGCGCAGGTCGAAATCGTTCAGTTCATCTGTGTAATCGGTAGTGATCGGCGCTGGCCATTCGCCTGTGTCGAATCCGGTTGCGATGGCGCGCATCGTTTTTCGGTACTCGAGCATGCCCAGTTCCAGCAGTTCGGTGGATGCTTCAATGATGGCGATCCAGTGGTAGTTCTCGTCTTTGTTGACGAATATCCAGAAGAACTGGTCCAGCGCCGCGGTCTCGCAATACATAGCCGCACTGAGGTGGTAGTCCCGGTCAATGATTTCCCGATGCAGCCTGGCGCGCAGGCTTTCTTGCTTCACATTCCACATGCTGATGGTTTTCAGGTCAGCACCGATACGCACGCCGTCCAGTTCAATTTCGAGGTCAGGCCGTACACGCACTTCTAAACCTGTTTCGTCGTCAAAGCCGAAGTAACTCACTTCAACAGCTCGGCTTTGATGTGTCAGCAGCATGCCAGCGGTCGGGTGCACTAGGAGTGCAGACTGAATTGCCCGCGCTGTGGCCAGCTGCTGGCGGGTAACCAAAATCTTTTCGCCAGGGTTGTCTCGCCAGGCATCCAGCAGTTCGTCGGCAAATATGGCATCGGGCTTAACCGACTTAACTGCCTGGATCAAGTCTGCTTTGCTGCCGGAGACTTTCAGCGGCGTCGGTTTTTGCGCTTCCTGTGCGACCAGATCAGGATTGATGATCGCTAATTGTTCAAGTAGCGCATCACGGCTGCCGCTGGTTTTAACCGGCACGGGCAGGGTGGCGTTGTACTCTTTAATGCATGCCTTCATTGCTGTTGCTGTCTGCTTCTGGCCTTCTTCAATACGCTGGTACTCAGCTGGGAGAGCCATATAGCTTTGAGCCGTTTCTTCCAGGCTGGCGCCAAGCGGCACTTGAGCGGGAAGGGATGCGTTATGTTCTTCAAGCAACGCCTTAATCTCGTCAGCGCTCAGCAGTGCCGGCAGGCTGGCGTTGTACGCGTCGATGAACTCACGCAGAGTTGCGGTGGTCGTAAACGCACCTTGAGGGATCTCCGGTTCTACGCTGAACTCTACTTCGAGGTTTTCCGGCTGCAGTGCAAGGGCGTGCACCAGATTTCCCATATCCAGCACTTTGGACGCTGTGCGCGGGATGGTTTTAGCCACATGGCGCGCGTTGAAGTACATCAGGCTGACACGGGCATCTTTCACCTGGGTTGAGCTAATACCGTTTGCTGCGTGATAAACGTCATTCGGTAGGCCTTCGTAGCGGCCAGGCTCGAAGTAAGCCGGGTATTCGATTACGGATTCTGACTGCTGCTCTTCCGGCGCTATGGAATCTGTCTGCGTATTAGCTGCATCAGTGCTTTCGCCCGGTGGTATCGAACCAACATCTTCGTCTTTCTCTGGCTTAGCCGTTTCCATCTGCACATCGCTGGTGGTCTCCGCTGTGTATTCCGTTTTTTCGACTTCATTTGAGGTGGTATTGACGACCGGTTCGGTATTTCCACCCATCAGGCCATCGATGGAGAACACGCCGCTGCCGAGATTTTCAACCTGCGGTTGTTCACCTGGGGCTTCAGTCTCAACTGCAGGGGTAGGCAACGGCAGTAACTCCGCAGCAGAGTTAAACTCAACCGTCATGGTTTTATTAACGAACTCAAGATGAGCCGCTGGCGTGTGGTGGATGTTTTCCGGCGCTATGCGGATCAGATTGAAGATTGCCGCACGGTTCACAGCCAGTACGCCGGGCTGATTACGCAGGATGGCGCTCCATGATTTCCATGGTTCTTCTTTCTTAGCCACGATTTCTTTGGCACGTCGTAACACGCTCGAAGGTATTTCGAAGTGGTGGAAGTCCATAGGCAGTAGGGCGCATGCGATCTCAAGATCGAGGGTGTCCAGAGTGTGGTGCGCGCCTTCGCCGCGATCCGTTACATAGCCGCCGTCTGCATTGGTACCAGAATCAGTGCGCTGAATATTACTGATGCGATTACCTGCAGCCCATTCGCGAACGAGAATGCCGCGGTCAATGTAATCAGTCGCCGCCCAGATTCTGGTGAATCGGAGAACCAAAGCGAGTTCGTGACGCTTCTCCTGGCTGAACACCTTGCGAATGGCCTCGGTGTAGCGCCACAGGTCTTTGGTATCGTAACCCTTAACCTCTTCGCAGTTTTCTGCCGCCAGCAGCAGGTTCTGGACGTAGCCGTTGTCAGTGTCCATTTCCAGCGCGCTGATACCTTCGTATTCTTCGCGGGTTAAGTGGTGGCGCAGTTCGTTGGCGGTGAACTGGGCGAGTAGCTGCTTCCGGAACGGCATACGAACGACTGGATAACGTGTGGTTTCGTCATCATTCTCGTCAATCTGGATACCATTATCAGGTTCTGGATCCTGATCGGTTGTAACATCGGTGTCGCTGGTGCTTTCTGATTTGAGAAGAGCAAGCTTTCCGCTTTTCCACTCTTCAACTAACTGATTGCGGTCGCTGGCATCTGCTCTAGCCCAGTCAGCCATGAATGCAGCGATAATTCCTGTTTCGTGCGCTTCATCTGGCGCAAAGACCTGCTTAATAGCCTGAACCAGTTTCCACTCAGCGTTCAGACTGAGTTCGGCAACTTCAGGGATGTCGTTCTTCGCCAGCAGCAGGTTCTGGAGATAAGTGTTGCCTTCATCCAGTGACATTTCGCTTGCAGCCAGCTGCTGCTTTTTAGTGATGTGTGACTGGTATTTGTCGCTGGTCAGGTGGACGGCAAAACGGACCGCTGGAGTGCGGTTTTCAAGCGGGACACTCTCGACGGTAGTTTCGACTTTAACGGACGTTTCCGGTGCCACTGTGTTGTCCATGGCTCCAGTAGACTCAGCACCAGCCTTTGGCAGCCAGGTCCGTCCATCGTCCTGCAGTTCGTAGCGTTTGCACCAAGTGTAATCCACTGTGCTTTCTTTCGGGAGGTCGTTATACACCGGGAAATCGGTGCGAACCGGTTTGACGTAATCCTTACCGCGGCCGGTTTCAATACCGGCATCTTCAAGCTCAACATCGAGCTGCAGGTTGGCACGGGCTTCAGATTTCGCAGTGAACCAAATCACTGCATCTTCTTTGCCAGATTTCTGCGTAGCCTTCACTACATAGAAAAATTCCATGTGAGATCCTCTTTTTTGGATGTAAGATCCCCGGGCCAGAGAAAGCGCCCATTGGGTGAACTTTGGTTTTTTAAGTAGTTTTCCGGTGTAACTTTGGTCGGGAGCACCGGACGTACGGGCCGCCTTGCGCGGCTTATACGTTATGCCTCGTGGGCCATCTGGTCGTACGAAGCACAACGTTCAGAGCAGTATTCTTTTTCTTTGCGCGCCAGCTGTGCGCCGTTGCGATAGAGAAGGGTACTTTTGACTACTTCCCCCGGTTCAACCGGCTTACCGCAGTACCCGCATTTCGTTGACTTACACATCTGGATCCCCCTTTTGCGCCAGCAGATAGCATAGGCGGCGAAGAATCACCTCGAAGAAGTTCAGTTTTACGGCTTGCTGCCGTCCTGGTTTGCGTGCGAAATCAATCATTCTCACCCTCGTTTGCCTTATCGCCGGCCAGCGGAACGTTTACACCTGATGCGCGTTAATCTCTCCACCTCATCCGACTATTCGTATGCCGTCGGCGGCTACTTCGTGGGCGTCCTGCCTTGGTGGTTTGTAGTGCGTCTTGGTAATGCAATACTAAGCCTGGGACTTAAATGGTGTCAAGTCTAAGATTGAGTTGAGGTGTAAGTTTCAGGCTTAAAGATGATGATCGACGTACGGGTAGCAAAAAAAATCTCGACTCAGTGGTCGAGATATGAGGAGTGGATGATTGAAAGCTGCGCTCAGTATAAAGAAGGGGCCAGTAGTAATGAAATTTGAAGGAAAACAAGCAGGGGGTTTAAGCTACATATAGTGTTGCAGGTATTTGTACAACCCAGTACCAATCGCGATTATTGCAGGAACACCCAACAAAATTGCTAATTTAGCATCTGCTATTTTCTTTTCGACAATGTCTGTCGATGGTTTTTTATCAAGAGAAAGCCGGATAGCTTCAAGGCGTTCAAGAGCTACAGTCATGTTTTGGTTGATCAACCTTACATCAGCTCTTAGTTCGTCGACATCACGCCTTATGTAACCAACATCAGACTCAAGCTTTGCTACCCTTGCTTCAAGCATGCCATTGCCTCCGCCATTACCACCGCCATACTGGGAGTATGCATCTTCACCAGAGGACTGTCCATAATGCTTGTAGACGTCCTGATTTGGTCGAAGTTGCACAATCGTATTATCTAAATTCATTACGAATCATCCCTGTTGGTTTGATGTCAAAAAATGAACTTGCGACGCTTAGTATCTTTTTTGTAGAGGCATCGATCAGTACAGCTTGAACCTCATAGATGCCTGGATTCTCGACTTTAACATTGTCGAAGTTAACTTTTAGGGATGCTGATACAACAGTCTCGCCATCAGGAGAAGCAGAAACTCGAAAAGAACGCTTGTTCATGAACTCATCAGAGTCAATAGCGATCAGGGTTTCATTGTGATCTTCACTGAGAACTTTTACAGCAACGATGTAATCTTTGCCTGCATGAAGACCTATAAAGAAAACGCCAAAAGCTATGTCTGCCTCTCCACTCCATTCGTCGAATTCATAAACCAATATAGGAATACCGGAGGTGTCTTCTACAACCGCAATTGGGATGACGTAAGAAATTCTTTCTTGGATGGTCATAACTTTGCTTTCCTGAACGAACAAACGTACGTATTTGTTAGCTGACTAATCTGACTCACCTTTTAAGCGTCTACCCATATATTTTGCATACAATTCGTCTAGCTCTTTCAGTCGTAAAGAAACAATACGTAGCATGTTGCGTTGCTCTTCTTCTGGCAGTTGTCGGTAGAGTTCCAACAGGCGCTGTTCATCTGGCTTCAGACCATCTTTCTCACCAACGTCCTCACCGAGCAACCATGGCACAGATACGCCAGCTGCGTCAGCAACGGCAAGTGCGGATTTCTTACTGATCACACCTTTCTTAAACCAGCCGTTTACAGATTGCGGAGTTACCCCAGCAACCCTGGCCATATCGGATTTGGTCATACCACGTCCATTCAGCTCTGAAAGGCGGTCGACAAGTAGTGGATTAAGTACGGTTTTCTCTTTCATGGATAAAAGAATAAGCCTTTTGCTTAAACTTGAAAATTCGTCTGGGGCTTGACATATCATTAAGCTTTAGGCTTAATTTGGTTGTATTCAAGACGGAGACAATAATGAACGGTTTATCTAAAGCTATTAAATCAGCTGGCACAGCAACAAATCTCGCATCCATGCTGGGTATAAGACCTATGTCGATCAGTCGCTGGAAAAACCGATACCACGGTGTGGTACCAGCAGATCGGGTCCTGCCAATTTACGCAGTAACTGGCGTAACTCCCCATGAACTGCGCCCCGATCTCTACCCAAACCCAACAGATGGTTTACCTAAACAGGAGCCTTAACAATGCAGACTGTTTCATTCCAACAGAGTAACAGAGCTTCCTCTAATCCAATGATATTCCCGTGTCATCAAAGCGAATCGGCAGAGCAGGATATTGATCACCGCGATATTTGTTCTGCAGTCCGAGCTTGGGCGGCAGCAGAAGGGCGCGTAGCTGTTGCGCTTCAAATCCAAGAGGCGGCGGAAGAGCTTCAACTTGATGGTGTGGATTTCTCAGGCCAGGCCGATGTCTGGAACGTGAAGCTGTTTCGCTGGCTCGACAACAAAGAAGACTCCGCATCGTACCGGAGAAACGTCGAACAGCTGGTGCCCGCGATCATGTCTGTATTACCGATTCGGTACCGCGACCGTGTCGTTAAAAACGACTCCTTTGCCTACCGGATGGCCAGGCTGGAGAAAGAGGTGAGTGAGGCGAAGCAAGCTCTGATGCTCGATGCACCAAAGAAGGAAAAGCTGAAGGAGTTAGGCGAGGGGATTTTTGAGATGTTCCGTGTCGATCCGGACCTTACTGCGCCGCTGCTGGCGATGGTCACAACCATGCTGGGGGCAATGTGAAGACTTCTGAAAAGGCGAAAGCCGCGGTGCTCGAACACCAACGGCTTTCAGGTGCAAAAACGGAGTGTAATTGCGGAGCTAAGTATGTCAAACACAGCTGAAATTATCAATTTCCCCCACAGAACCGAACAACCGGGAGGTCGTATGGCCGACCTGTCGAACGGGTATACTAAGGTCGCTAACGAGATCCAACAGCTTAAGCCTCGTCTGAGAATGTCAGGCCGGGAGTGGCAATGTTTTGAGGCGGTGATCTGGCTTACCTACGGCTGGAACAAGAAGCAGGACCGCGTGACGAACACGGTTATCGCTGAGCTTACAGGCTTAAGTGATTCGCATGTTTCTGATGCGCTCAAATCGCTCGCAGAACGCAAAATTATCTTCAGTCAAAAGCAGGGCGTGATGAAAACGGTCGGTATAAATACTGACCTTTCAGCCTGGATTTTAGACAAACCGAAAACGGGAAAAGTCTTCCCGAAATCGGGAAAAGTGTTACCGAAAACGGGAAAAACCTTCCCGGAAACGGTAGACACCCAAGACTATAACAAGAACAATATTAAAATATCCTCGTCTCGGAATTCTGACGAATCCCGAAACCAGAAAACTGAAAAGTTTCTCTCACGCCATCCAGAAGCTGCCGCCGGGATATACACCCCGGCGGGTAAATCATGGGGATCCGCTGACGACCTCAAGGCCGCTCGCTGGATTTACGACAGGCTTCTCACCGTCAACGCATCGCTATCCGAACCAAACTGGGCTGAATGGGCAAACACCATCAGGCTGATGCGTATCCAAGACAAGCGTACTCACTACGAAATCTGTGACCTGTTCCAGTGGGCCAACCGGGACGAGTTCTGGAAAGACAACATCTTGAGCCCCTCGAGTCTGCGAAAGCAGTGGGATCAGCTCACCACCAAGCGGCTGCGTGCAACCGGAACGGCAAAGCCATCCCGGGGCGGCATTGACCTGCATAACACCGACTGGATTGACGGGGTGCTGGAATGAAAAACCTCGCAGAGAGCATTCGCAATTTTGACCGGGAACAGGCTCGCCGGGTAGCGCACAACATGCCTGAGCAGTACACCGAACGCGAACAAACGCAGCAGGTGGCTCAGATTATCAACGGGCTGTTCGTACAGCTGGCGGCCGCGTTCCCGGCAAGCCTGGTTAATCGAAGCCAGGAAGAAGTAAACGAGATCCGCCGGCAGTGGGTGCTGGCCTTCAAAGAAAACGGGATCACAACCATGGAGCAGGTCGAAGCCGGCATGCGTGTGGTGCGTCGCCAGGAGCGTCCATTCTTGCCATCGCCTGGCCAATTCATCAAGTGGTGCAGGGAAGGGCGCAGCGTGCTGGGGATCACCGCCGCTGACGTCATGGCTGAGTACTGGAAGTGGCGTAAGCTGGTATTCCGGTACCCGAGCAGTGAGCAGTATCCGTGGCCTAAGCCGGTTTATTACCACATCTGTCTGGAACTGCGGCGCCGGGGAACTGATGGCCAGTTGAGCCACAAAGAACTAGAGCGTGAAGCCAGCGACATTCTTGATAGGTGGGAAAAGCGGGTGCTGGCCGGGCAGCCGATTCCGCCTGTACGTAGAGCGCTGGCGTCGCCAGTATCGCCAAAGGGGCCGACACCTGCTGAGCTTTTGAAAGCTAAATATGAGCGGATGAAGGCGGAAGGGAGGGCATAGAAATGAAATGGTCTGCTATGAGCTAATAGCGGAAGTACACAGTTAGCCTCGCAGTCAAGGCATAGCTGGTACTGCTTATTTAAATCACGTTGGGCTGTATTAAGCAAGAATGACAGGGATATTTATAGATCCAGTGACGTGCTACCCCTTGATTAACCCTGCCGTGGCAGTGTAAGCATCCCTGCAAAACGAACCATTCACCTTATGAGATCCCGGCAAATACTGCATCAGTCGGTATTATTCCGGTGTCAGATAACAGGTAAATCGCTCGTATTCCCTAAAAGAGATCTTATATTGATAAACTTGTTATTCTTCAGTTGAGAACACAGTTAGTATTGGCGTAGATTATTCTTAAGTCGCGTTTTGGCGTGACCTGCGCCCTTCAACTTATCACACTACGCTTTTAGCAACGTCTGCCACTGGCATGGAAAGGCAGAAATCAAGGTCACTAGTTCCGCTGCAAGCGAAGAGTGAGCATTGCTAACTGCATTTTGTGTGAATCAAAGGGGAGCAGTTCACCGATATCAATTGGCAATATAAGGACTTTTGAAACCTAATGATATTTTTTGAACTTGAACCTTCTGATATTTCCAATCTCAATGATGCTGATCTAAGAGAGTTGGTCGCTAGGTTGTGTGAAGCGGAATTGATTCGTCAAGAACTACAGCCATCTCATGTTCTATGGGGGGGAGCTCAGGAAGCTGCTGACGGCGGTCTCGATGTTCGAGTTGTCGATGCTATTCCTTTACTAAAGCCGGGCTTTATAAGTCGTGAAAATACTGGCTTTCAAGTGAAGAAAAACAGTATGAGTAAGGCGGCTTGCAAAAATGAAATGCTTGATAAAGGGAAGCTAAAAACTGTTATAGCTGATCTCTTAGAAAAAAAAGGGGCTTATATAATTGTTAGTGGCAAAGATGATTGTTCTGACAAAATGCTATCAGAACGCCTTCTAGGAATGAAATCTGCGCTCGAAGGTTTACCAGATAGCGAAGAGCTTCTCCTTGACTTTTATGGTAGGGATCGGCTAAGCGCATGGTTGAGACAGTTTCCCGAGGTTGCCTTGTGGGTCCGCTCTAGACTAGGCAAGCCATTATCCGGATGGCGACCGTTTGGGAGATGGGCTTCCACCCCAGTCGATAAAGATGATGAGTTTTTGCTTGACGAACACCCATGTGTCATTGATATGAACTCAAACCACAAAGAGCCTTCAACGATTTCGGATGGAATCAGGCTTGTGCGTGAAAGATTAAAAAGATCTGGCTCGGCTGTAAGAATAACTGGTCTATCAGGAGTTGGAAAAACACGCTTTGCTCAGGCTCTCTTTGAAAGTGATGTATGCGATAACTCGCTACCGAAAACGAATGTAATATATGCGGATCTTGGTGATGAATTAACTCCAACAGCATCAGAGCTTGTCTCATACTTGATAGCTAATGATTTTTCAAGCTATTTGGTATTGGATAACTGCCCACCAGATGTTCATAGAAAACTTCAAAAACAGGTTTCGTCAAATCAAGCAAAGTTGAGTCTTCTCACTATCGAATATGATATTTCGGATGACCGCCCAGAAGAAACAGAAGTAATACATATTGAACCATCAAGTGAACAGACCGTATCTAAACTTATCCAAAAGAGGTTTCAGTCTCTAGGGCGTGTTAATTCCGATAAAGTTGCAGAGTTTTCCGGAGGGAATGCACGTGTTGCGATTGCATTGGCGAGTCGAGTGGGTCCAGATGAAACCTTGACAAATTTTTCTGATGAGGACTTGTTCCAGAGGCTCTTCAATCAAAGAAAAGGTACAACCGAAAGCTTGCTTGAAAGCGCAGAGATCCTATCCTTGGTTTATTCGTTCAATATTTCCCCGAAAGAGTACAATGATGAATTGAGCGCTCTTTCTAGAATTGGCGGATTTGAACGTGACAGGTTGAATCGCAATCATGCAGAGCTATTGCGAAGGCAGCTATCGCAAAAGCGGGGAAACTGGCGAGCAGTGCTTCCGCATGCAATAGCTAACCGTCTCGCACGACGAGCACTTCAGAATATCGATCCTGATAAAATTAATGCTGAGTTATTAAAGGCTGATAATTTTCGTTTATTCAAGTCATGTGCCCATCGACTAGGATATCTGCATGACTTTGAACCTGCTAGATATCTCGCCCATACATGGATGAACATTGATGGGCCATTTCATAACATTGCACGGTGCGATGCTGAGATGCTTACGGCACTAACTCACATCGCACCAGTGTTTCCAGAAGTAGTGTTAACCGCTATAGAGAATGCTTCGGAAGCTCGAGATTTCTGCTCACGAGATAATCAGAATTTTTCTACGCTCGTTAGATTGCTTAGAAAAATAGCATATGATGATCAGTACTTCGACCGTTCTGCCGGGTTAATTCTTCGCTTTGCGGAAACTGAACAATCTGGGGAGAACAATAATAGTATCGCTCGTCAATTGGCGAGCCTTTTTTCATTATACCTTTCTGGAACCCAGGCTACACCAGCGCGAAGACATTGCTTTGTCAATAGGATGTTAAATTCCGGCAGCTTGAGACAGCTTGAAATTGCGCAGGATATTCTTCGGTCTGCATTTCAGGTTTCTCACTGGAGCTCATTTGGAGGATTTGATTTTGGCGCTCGTAGCAGGGACTTTGGGTGGGAACCGACAACGAATGAAGATATATTAAACTGGTACGTAGGCTATATTGAGCTGTTAGTACCGTTTTTAGATTCTGGTAATGCTCCACTATGCAATTGGGCAAAGGCGATACTAGCTAACCACTTTGTTGCATTATGGAGCTATGCAGGCTGCTTTGAAATTCTCGAAAACATAGTGCTGAAATATGGTGCTGGCGGTAAATGGCCAGATATATGGATGGCCGTTAAGCGGACAATCCATTACAACGGGAAGAAACACGTTCCCGAAATATTAAAAAGGATTGAAGCACTCGAACATTTAACCGCACCGGCTGATCCCTATTTCGAAATCGAGGCATATGCCCTGACTAACACCTGGGATCACGTAGAAGTATTAAGTGGGGATTACACAGAAAATTCTGAAAAAATTCATCAGAAGATCGAAGAACTAGGTGAGCTTGCGTCATCTGAACCTGACTACCTTGAAAGATTGGCACCAAGGTTATGGGAAAAACGTATTGATGCGCTTTGGTCATTCGGCAAAGGATTGGCCAAAGGATCATCAAACCAAGGTTTAACCTTTGAGATGCTTGTCCGTCTAATGCAAAAGCAAGAGTTAGAAGTCGTACAACCTATTCTCTTTTGCGGTTTTATTGTTGGCGTTCATGCCGGTGACCCTGGCTTGTCTCGGAAGCTCCAAGAGTCTGTATTAGATGTGCCGGAGCTTAAACAGTATTTTGTTGATATTTTGTCTGCAACGCCGATAGCCCCATGGGGAACAAAAAAGCTTATTGAGCTGGCGAAGACAGGTGAACTGGAAGCACGGAGGTTTCAACAGATAAGTTACGGTCGAGTTCATGAATCCATTTCTGATGATAATTTATCAGAATTACTTGCCGCACTTAATGATTTGGCCGATGGGATATTTTCAACTATTGAAATTTTGAGCATGCGATTCTTTACTGAAAAGGGTGGCAACAGTCCTAGCGATAACCTACGATCTGTTGGAAGGCAGGCCATTTTGAAACTGTTATCAATGCACAGGGATGAGATTAGTAGGCGACATCTCCATGGAATGGACCGTGTTGTTGCAGAGTGTTTATCAGAGCCAGCAGCGGAGAATGAAGTTCGCGATATTATTAACTTGCTTTGCAATGGCGTAGAGACGTATCGCTTATATAGCTTTGAATTAGAGACTATCATATCCTATCTAGTGAAAACTTATCCAGAATTTGTATTGGATAGAGTGTTAATAAATAGTGAGAATAGTGAACAACTTATTTATTTGCTTTTCCAAGATAGGATTAATCGTAGTAGCTCGCCATTAAACTTAGCGCCGATAGAGCGCTTGCTGAAATGGTGTAATGGATATCAAGATAGGATTTATAAAGTTGCAGGTGCCGTTTCGGCATACACATCCTTAGACAAGGAATCACAGCCACTAGACAATCCAAAGAAAGTAATTCTCAGTCATCATATTACATCACTTTTGGATGCCGCAGATAACAAAGCCGCGATAGTTGAAACTATTTACTCAAGGACTTTTCCTAGTGGGTGGTCAGGATCACTTGCCGATATTCTTGAAGTTCGTTTGGAGGCATTCGAAGTCCTATTAAATCATGTCTCTCCTGAGGTGCGAGAGATGGCTAAGACCAAGCTTTCTCTTCTAAATAGGTCTATTAGAGAGAGTAGAGCGAGTGAGGCCGAAGAGTACAACCGGCGGGAGCAAAGATTTGAGTGACCATTTTCTTTTGATCGGGATTCGTATACTAAAGCGCTGCTGTCAGGCAATTTTTCAGCTTTGGTCCAAAATTGCCGCATAGCGCGGCGTCCACCGTCCGCTTCTGGCACAAAGCTGACATCCCAGCCTGTGTATGACCGTAAAAACTACCTTCACGTGATAAGCCGCTTCGGGTAATGACGAGGCGCTTGTGTGACATGCTGGAAAACCAACTTAGATGTTTACTGAAAGCCTGATTGTCCTCAAGCGAAACGACCCTTAGAAATTTCTATGGCGTAATAATCACATAAGTTTTTTCTACGTGTGTTATAAGCGAGTTTGAAATCGCCACCACTGGCGGTTAAGAGGCATCTCATGAAACTACGTATCACAAGAGCAATCGGCCTCAGCAAGTTCTCGCCACGTTGGGTTAAGGTTATCTGTTTACGGTTGACTAAAAACGATATTGAGCGCTCCCTCAACGCTCTTCTGGCCACAATCGATGAATCTGAACTTACCCCTGAGCAAGTCAAAGCATTAAGGGAATGCATTGACAGAATTAACCAGGCGAGGGGGAAGGGGTTTCAAGTGTAAGCAATTTTTGTTAAGAATGTTTCGATGTTGGGTGGGTAATGATGGCTTTTATACAAAAACAGTGATATTTGAGATGTGGCTAAACGTTAGAAATTAGCTCAGTCTGCTGGATGCGCAAGTCGCATCAAATGGATCGAGACCGGCGGAGTTGATTATGGCAATATATGTGCGCATCAAGGTTGTTGGGAGAGTATGCATAATGCGATTAACTACCTCTGGACTAATTTCCAGATTATTAAGAAAGATGATGAAATCCATTTCTGTGATTCAGGCCCTTTATTGAGAACTAACAGTATTTGGGTGGCCGAAATAATTAATAATGTATTCGTTATGGAACCAAACGGAAGAAACTTATAAATATGATGCATGTGAAGTGCTAGAAAGTTTACTTCGTATAAGTATACCAAAAGAGCAGGTAGGCCCATCAAATCGACAATATTATCTTGATTGCTGGGTATGTTCCACGGGAAAAAAATTTTCTGTAGCACTATGAAAGTCGTTTGGTTGTCTATTCGAAAAGAATGACTATGTAACGCTTTGTCATGTTGGGATAGTTCTGCTCTATTCTTACTGCGGAACGCATAGGTTTAATAATCATGTAAATTTCGCTTAAGGGCGAATGGATGGTCGATTTAATGAAAACACTTTAAAAACAAAAGGTTATTTTGTTTGGTGTAATGTAATTTTGTACTTGATCTATATTAGAATTTGTATATGCTAATGTAGCATTGCTCAGTTGACATTTAAAATAACATCCACTAGGCGTTTATATGATCAAAACAATATCCTTGCGCAATTTTAAATCATTTAAGAATTTGGATGATTTAATTGTAAATAATCTTACGGTTATTGCTGGTAAAAATAGCTGTGGGAAGTCTTCTATTTTTCAAAGCCTTTTGTTACTCAAGCAGACGCTATCAAGTAAATCAAAGGAACAGCTCGAACTTGATGGGGAATACCTTACTTTTACAAACTTAAAAGAGTTATCTTTTTCTATTCCAAGCATTGACAGAGCCAGTATAGAGTACGGGTTTAAACTAGCATATAAAGGCGATGAAGCCAATATCAAATTCAGCTTTAAAAATAAAAAAAGATTTAATCATTATTCTCCAATGGTTAATTCATTTTCTATTGCTGCCCAAGGAGAAGATAGAAAAATTGATTTTTTAAAATTAAGGATTAACAAAGGTGATATGCCATCCTTTCTCAAAGATATTATCGTTGATAATAATGTTAAGTTTAAAACAAGTTCTGAGTTTGAATATTTTTATCCTAGTTTCATTCAAATTAAACGACAGGATTTGACATATAATAATGAACGATTTACAGAATTCGGGCTACCAGTATCTGCTTTTTACCCTCAAGAAAGTTTTATGATGTCAAGACTCATTGCTGATATCATTAACATTAAATATTTAGGACCATTGCGTGCTATTCCGAAACGTGCATATGTTCATTTTAGTGAAGTGGCAAAGGAGTTGTTACCGTCTGGTGAAAATGCAGCTCATATCTTGTGGGCTCGACAGAATGATTCAGTTAAGTTTGATGGAAAAGAGTTAAAACTTAAAGATGCATTAAATGAATGTATTCATGTTATGGGATTAAGTCAGCGTATTAGCCCTGCAAGAGTAGGTGAGTTAATTTATCAAATTAATTTAAGTAATGCTGATTGTTCATCTGAAGTAACTATTTCAGATGTCGGTTTCGGATATTCTCAAGTAATTCCTATAATTCTAATGTGTTTGCTCAGTTCTCCCGGTGATTTAATATTGCTTGAACAACCAGAAATACACTTGCATCCATCAAGTGCAGCAAATCTAGCTGATCTTTTTTTACGATTCATTAAAGATGGACGCAGAATAATGGTTGAAACACATAGTGCTGAATTAATAAACCGATTAAGGCTGCGAGTTATTGAAGAACCAAGTATTAAAGATGATATTAATATCGTCTTTGTTGAGAATACTGGAGATGGTAAAAAGTCTGGGGCTACTATAATGCAATTTAAAATAGACGAAAATGGAATGTTCCCAGAATATCCTGATGGCTTTTTAGATGAGTCGACTAAGTTAGCCGATGCAATTTTACAAGCAAGAGTAAAAAAGAATCAAGAGTTGAAGGCGCCTTGGGAAAAATAACATGCCAAAAATCACATTTTGCCCACATCATATTTTAAACATTGATCCTAACCTTGATCCAAGGGTAATAGAAAAGTTTTATGTAATGCCATTGGTTGACTTTATTAAAGCCTGTAAAGTCATGGGGTTGAAAGTTTCTATTTCACAGACTTTGCTTGAGATGTTTGAGGAGCTGCACCCTTGGTCTTTAGGTGAAGACGTAAAATGGACCAAGTGGCTGGCTGATTGGCATGCAGTATTAAAACCGTTGTTAAATGACATGGATATTGTTGTACATCCTATAACAGGCAATGTTAGTAAAGTTAGATGTGCAGGTATCACAAAAAAAGTGAATGATATTTTTTGTGATTTTATAAACTATATTTCTACTCATACATTTCACGATAAAACAAATGAAGAGGCTATTTATACACCTACACCTATGTGCATAAATTACAACGATTTCATTAACATAAAAGAAGTGAAAGATATAAAACTTGCCAAATACACGTGGTACAAAATTTATCCTGATAATCTTCCATCGCAAGGTGATTTTCCTTTTGTGCCCCCTCAACATTGGCGTAAAAGTGCGAAGCCTTTAAAGGCTGGAAAACCGAATTATGGTTTTTTGGATGATAAGCGGCGTGAATGGCATTGGGATAAGTTTCATAAAGATCATTGGGATGTTCAAAACCCTGGTGGAGGTTTAGATGATTATACCAATGTAACACCAGAAGGTAAGATTCTTCGGGAGTGATTTTTAACTTTCCAAACGTGTTTTTTTGCATGAAAAATTTTTCAAATTTCATTATGCTAGTTAATGTATAAGTTCCTAGGATTAAATACTTAGGGGCTTATGCTTATAAAGGCTATTCTTAATTTTTTTATAGAGCTATTATTTTGTTTGGTATTTCGACTATACCAAGACGGATGATATTTAAATGGCAATTAAATGCAAGGATAGTAAATTTATTTGATGATTTTTGATATTTATCGTTTGCTTATACTTATTATTTGCAATCAACGCTAAGACCTGCACGCCGCAGAAGACTTCGAATATGTCTCTAAACAAAACATTGACGTGCCAGCTCAACCATGTGAAGAGTTTGCTTCGTATTATCAATCGAAGGCTGAGCCTAAAACATAATTTTCAAGGGGTTAATGCTTCTGGTCTGTCTCCACAAATTACGTTGTGGGTCATTTGAAGCGACTGAGCATGATTTAAACGAATTATTTTCAGTACATATGCTCTCCTTATCGAAGGGCGCTTCACTTCTAGGACTTTTATACCTTCATTTTTCCTTCGCCAATTGTAAGAGTGTTTTCTTCATTAACATGTATGCTGATGAGTGCCTATGCAAAATCTTGGCTTCGGCATGCGGGAAATACAAGTTAAATTGTTGTCTGAAAGCGCTTCTTCATAGGAATATCCTGATGTGGGTTATGCAAACAGTACTAACATAGCGGTGTTTTAATCATCGGGAGTTGATCACTAAATCGTTGCAAAATCCGTTACATAAGTTTATAAATATACTGTACATGCATACAGTAATTCATTGCGGAGGGAAAAATGAACATCGAGCTAACCATTGATCGCATGAAGAAACTTCCTGATGGAGCTATACCTGCACTCGAGTCAGAACTGCTCAAAAGACTCAGCAAACAGTTAGATGATTGCCAGCTTACGATTAAGCGTGCCGGCAATGATGGGTTGACTGTTTTCGGAGGCGACAAGAAAGAGGTCGAGCAGATACTTCAGGAGACCTGGGAAAGCGCGGACGAGTGGTTTTATTAATCGCGTGATTTTAACTGGAGCAGTTTCAAAGAGTATCGCTGTTTGCGTTCCCCTGGCTGTTCCCGATTACTGTTTACCGCGCCAATAAGTCGCTCTGGGGGAAATAGTGTGTAGTGCAGATGCCTTTAATGCAGATGATCAATGGTACGACGTGGTCAGAAGGGCCGATAAAGCAGTTATCTATAGCTTCCCGGCGGAAGGGAGATATCTGGTTTATCGAGTAAATGGAATAGTTTCATTACGACCGTTACTCGAAGAGGAAGAAATCTTCACTCTCAACGGGTTCATGAAATTTGCAAAACGGCTTGGGTACCGAATTACACCACCGTCTGATATTATTCTTTCATAGGCCTGAACACCCTATACCTGATGCGCCACGGAGAGAACCATGGCGCTAGAATTACAACTTATCAAACACCACTCAGGAATACTGATCCCGGCTACGCCCGAGACCAGCGATATCCTGCAATCCAAAACCCGGCTCGGCGATGTTCTTGTGGCCGAGTTCAGGCGGGTACGAAACCCGGCATTCCATCGGCGCTTTTTCGCGCTTCTCAATCTCGGTTTTGAATACTGGGAACCAACCGGCGGGGCCATATCAAGTAACGAGCGGAAGCTGATCACCGGCTACGCCAAGTTTCTGGCTTCTTATGGCGGGAACGAGGGGGCTCTGATCGATGCTGCTGAGCAGTATCTTGAGCAGGTTGCTTACCGGCGCGTTACGAATGGTATTAGCCTGTGCAAATCCTTCGATGCTTACCGCTCATGGGTAATCGTTGAGGCGGGGCACTTTGATGCCATTCAACTGCCAGACGGAACACTCAAAAAGCATCCTCGCAGCATTTCATTCGCCAACATGGACGAACTCGAGTTCCAGCAACTCTATAAAGCTGCGCTCGATGTTCTATGGCGCTGGGTCTTGTCCCGTTCATTCCGCAGTCGTGATGAGGCCGAAAATGTCGCCACGCAGCTGCTTGGCTTCGCGGGGTGATGGGGATGAAGAAGACCTGGTTCCATCATACCGACTGCAGCACCGAACAGGCCGACGAACTGGTTAAGCGTTACAAAGCGCGCGGCGTGCGAGTTGAACGCAGCCTAAACCAGGATTACGTGACATGGACTGTCAGTGCATTCCTTCCAACATCAAATACACCAGCGCGCCCGGATAGCCGCTGGCGAAACCGGATGTGGGGGTGAACGTGAAGACATATCAAATCACTTTGCCCTGGCCGCCGAGCAATAACCGGTATTACCGGCACAACCGCGGACGCACTCACATCAGTGCTGATGGCGTCGCTTACCGTTATGCGGTCGCAAGTGTCATTCGAAGCGCCCGCCTTAATATCCGGACGGCCGCACCACTCAAAATCCGAATTGAATGTCACATGCCCGACCGCCGGCGCCGCGATCTGGATAACCTGCAAAAAGCTGTATTTGACCCTTTAACCAAGGCGGGATTCTGGCTGGATGACTGCCAGGTTGTGGATTATCGCGTTGTGAAAATGCCTGTCGTTAAGGGCGGGAAATTAGAACTCACCATTACCGAGCTGGAGACCGCATGAATCTTGAAAACACCCTCAAATATCACTTCGCCAAATCGACAATGATTAGCGACTCTCCGCGCGCTACGGCGTCAGACTCATTAAGCGGAACGGATATCATGGCCGCTATGGGAATGACGCAGGAACGGGCCGCCATGGGTTACAGCGCCTTTCTCGGGAAGATGGGTATCAGTTACAACGATCGGGTGAGGGCGATTGAGTTGCTGGCCCAGTACGCGTTGACTAAGTGCGATCTGGTTGCTGCATTACGGAAGCTTGATGCAGAGATTAAACCACTGGTGATGCACCAGCTGGCCACCTTCGCGTTCGAGGACTATTCCCGCAGCGCCGCCAGCGTGAAGCAATGCGATGGCTGCAATGGGGAAGGGTTTATCGACGCTGAGGTATTCAGCATGAAGTCTCACACGCCGGCAAGAGAGAAGAAGTTCGTGAAGATGTCTTTGAACATGGGCGTCGATGATATTCGCCCCTCCGACTATGAGGTGCGCAGGCAGGTCAGGGAGGTTGCACGCGTTCTCTGCCCTCAGTGTAAGGGCAAGAAGGTCGTTAGTTGTGCCTGTAGAGATTGCCATGGACGCGGGAAAGCCGTTAATCAGGCCCTTACAGAACAGCAGGGTGTTCCGGTTATGGCCGATTGCAAGCGCTGCAGCGGGCGGGGGTATGAACGAATTCCTTCCACTGAGGCTTACGCCGCGGTGTGTCAGATAACGGATGCAATCAGCCTCGATACCTGGAAGAAGTCTGTTAAGCCATTCTACGACCAGCTCATCACCAAGTTTGATATCGAAGAGGCGTGGGCTGATGCGCAGCTGAAGCAAATTACAAAATAGGGCGTGAATTTATCGCGAGCTATTTACTTTTCCCGAAACTGTGGTAATTTTGCTCTAACGATGGATTATTGCCTTCGTTTAAAGCCCTGCGGTTAACCCCGTGGGGCTTTTTGCTTCTGGCGATTTATGAATTATTGCAGAGCTAGCGCTGTAACGGAAAAAATAAGCGATGCTTCGCTAGCTGCGAGCCTTTTAGTATCCATGGAAGAAGAAGCGAATCTTCAAGCCTATAAACTTCAACACTGGCCAGACATAATGTTGGATTAAATATAGGACAGGTGGAACAACTAATGTCGCACCAGTTGCGCAGAGTGCGTATACCGCCGAGTCCTTTGCGATTAATGAGTAATTTAGGTTAAGTGTTTCAAGATTAATTGCATTGGCTGTACTCGAACCTACAAATCCAGAGCCAAAAACAACCAGAAACACATAAAGTGATACTGTTATGAGCCTTAAAATTAACCGAATGTATTTCACGATGAACACCTGCTGATTGATGTCATCGTTTTACACAAATGCCATCTGTTTAGCTAGCTTATAGGTCGCTTGGTTCTAAATAATATCCTGTTCATTGCCTTACCCTCACATTGCCAGCCTGTCGCTGGCATTTTCATTTCAGGCTCCTAGAACCATCATCGACACGCCTTCTTGTTAAATCGTCCCGACGGACAGACCCTTTTCAAACACACAGCACCCGCTAACTACGCGAGGTGAGAGTATGTATCGCATGGACAAACTAACCACCGGTGCTGCTTACGGCGCTTCAGCCGGTAGCATCCTAAACGGCATGCTGAATGCCTATAGTCCCGAGCAGTGGAACGCTATCGGCGTGCTGGTGGGCATCATCATCGCTGTACTGACGTATCTGACGAATCTCTATTTCAAAATCCGCGAAGACAACCGCCGCAGCAGGAGCCGAGATGAACCCGACACTCCGAAATAAGCTGGTGGGCGCCGTTGTTGGCGGAGCCAGCGCAATCACTATTGCAGCTGTGATGCTGGGCAATGCGGATGGACTTGAAGGAAGACGCTATTACGCTTATCAAGACGTCGTTGGTGTCTGGACTGTTTGCGATGGGCACACTGGTGCCGATATTCGCCGCGGTCACCGCTACACCGATAAAGAATGTGACGCTTTGCTTCACTCCGACCTGCGCAAGGTTGCTGTAACTATCGATCCGCTGATTAAGGTCCATGTTCCCGAAACCACTCGGGCCGCGCTTTACTCCTTCACCTATAACGTGGGAACGGGAGCATTTAGCAGATCAACGCTGCTGAGGAAACTGAATGCCGGTGATGTTCCGGGAGCATGCAAAGAGCTGCAGCGCTGGACGTATGCCGGTGGCAAGCAGTGGAAGGGGCTGATCACTCGGCGTGAGATTGAGCGTAAAGTTTGCGAGTGGGGCCAGAAATGAGTCGAATAACAGCCATCATCTGCGCTGCCGTTATCTGTCTGCTGGTTTCCATGACATGGGCGGTTAGCCACTACCGCGGCAATGCCATCGCTTATAAAAACCAGCGCGATAGGGCCACTAAACAGCTAAGTATGGCGAACGCCCTCATTAAAGATATGCAGACCCGCCAGCGCGATGTTGCTGCGCTCGATGCAAAATACACCGGAGAACTGGCTGATGCGAAAGAAACCATTGAGCGTCTGCATAGCGATGTCATTGCTGGCCGTAAGCGGTTGCAGCTCAACGCTAGATGTACCGAGAATGGAGCGACCGTCTCCCCCGGCATGGATGATGCTTCCACCGCCAGACTTACTCAGTCCGCTGAACGGGATTATTTCACCCTCAGAGAGCGAATCGAAACCAGCAGGAAAATGATTGCTGGGTTGCAGGATTACATTAAGCAGCAGTGCTTGAAGTAGGTGGATAATAAAAAATACCCTTGAAACAGCCATTCGATGCCCCCATCATTTTGTAAAATCTATGGAGGGCATATGGGATTTTATTTGGTTCAGGGTGTTAATGATTATTCGGCTGCAATTGATAACCACAGATTGGGGTTTGACCATGCATTAAAATTAGCAAAACTAGCTAATAGTAACGTTAGGGTGCTTTTCCCATCCATGCAAACAGCTAACAGTCAATTTCTCAGTGAAGCTTTGGGCAATGACCTTGCGGATAGATTGTGTGATAGCAAAGCTAAAATAATAAAACTTGAAGGCATCGAGTTTTCGGCTAGCTGGATTGGGAGTGTTAAATCACATAGAACTTTCCCGGAAAAAGTATTTTTGGTCATTATTCCTCAACTAGTAGAGATTGAAACCTTAACTAAAACCCTCGGGGAGGGTATTGATATGCTCGTGATTGAGCATCATGCTGAACCTGGTGAACTAAAGAGGTGGGCATCAGAAGTGAAAGCAAAGAAGCTGAAGGGGTGAATCAAATATCAAGGGGCTCCTTTGGCTTGAAGCTAGTAGCCCATGATTTCAACTACTTGGCATTACAGCAGGCATTCACTGAGTGCCTGTGATAATGCACAATAACTCCTCCTGATATGGAGGGGTTATGAAAGAGAAAGAGCAATGGTTTTTTTCATGGAATGCTTACGATGCAACCACATGGGATCACTTACCGGCGTATTCGTATGGTGAAGTCTACAGTTGCGATGGCGGACTATCCTCATCTGAAATATTCGAGTCCTTAATGGCTGAAAAATAGGGTTTGAGAGAAAACCTCTGGATACAGTGCGTAGCATTCAACAAAGTTTAACCGCCTCAGGGCGTTTTTTTATTCCCACATGAATCGTGTAGTTTGTGGGGTGAAAGTTATGGTGGCTTGGCTCCAGTTTTTTCCAGCAAGAATTTTCTCTATGCAGTGTGTGGCGTAAAGATTATCGGGTGGAGAGAAAGAAGTGTATTCGCTTTCGATAGTCAACTTGACGTCATGTATTGAAGCGATTGCGGTGCGTCCTTCATTGTCAATATTACGGAAACAGGAAATCCTTGCCTCGTAAAACTGGTCTGGCAAACCTTCTAACATGCACCCAGTAGCCCACTGAAGAAGCTGTACATCTGAATACTCTTGCTCGACGGTCAGCGCCGTCTGCTGCTTGCTTATGAGCCGTTTGAATGTGTTGAGAAAGGAAAACATACCACCTCCTTGGTTTTGCCAAGGATAACATATTATTGCCATCACCATGTGCTGTCTCATCGTAATGGCGATATCCCCACCTGCGGAGAAAGAAGCTCTCAATGTCCGACATCTACCAAATCACCCTCACTACCCAAACAGGCGAAACCTACACCGGAAAGATGACCAGGAGTCAGACTGAGCTTGTTAATGGCTTTGTTCCGCTGGCGACAGAGACGGGCGAGTGGCTGTATTTTGCTCCAGCCGATGTGAAGCGCGTGCAGTTACCGTCTACCACTACCGGTGTGCCAGCCGAGAAATAATGGGTTGAATGAAGTTGTTTAGTTATGTGCGGGACCATAGGGAAATATGGGTTTAGTGTGATCTTTAATAGGCGCTAATGAAAGCGCCTGCTGAAGTAAAACAGTTATTAAGAATTATGATAGTTGCTGCAAGCGCAATGTTGGGCAGTTTCAATCATGAAAAAATTATGGTTTTTCCCAACCATGGAGCAGCGTCATATCTACATAATCCTTGGCTGCATCTTCGCTGTGGCATTCAATAGCAGGTAGTGTAACGTAGTAATAATGCTCATCAAAATTACATGTTACCGAGATGATTTTGACAGGATTGTTGAAAGTTGAGTCTTCATACTCCATGCCAGTCACTGGAATCAGGGGAGTATCAATCTCCTTATGCAAAATAGTATGAACTCCATTTCCATGCACTACTACCAACATATTTGCAATCACTTTCATTGATATCTCCTTTTTTGGATAAAATATGTCACTTACCGACAAACAAGAATGTTCTGTCGCGAGTACCTCATCGATTTAATCGCCACGTAAGCGGCAATTCGGGCGGGGCACAGCGCAAAGACAGCAACTTTATGGCCTCCGACAACTGCCGAACCTAGCACCTTGTTAAGGATTAATAATTACAAAGCTTAATGCAATGAGTTAGTGAGAAGAATGAAAAAAAACATGAGGTAAGTCATACGCATGGACAAAATTTGATTATTTTTAATCCTGAAGTGCGCATGGCTTCATTGCAAGCTTCCTCAAGACTTAGTGCGCAGATTTTCTGATACCGCCCAGTAGTAAATCCTGTTGTATCCTCTTTACGCTTATGAGGATTAATGCTTTTACAGGTCACCCTGTGTATTCGCGTAAACCGAGCATCAGTGCGAGTGCCGAGCCCTTTCGAGTGTTTGAGCGTGTTGACTACGAACCCATTAGGATTATCGTTCAGCCAATGCCGGTAGGCAGACTCGCTTTCTTGTTGAAGTTCGCTGTTGAAAGTAAATGTTGACATGGCTTACACCCATATATTTGTATCTAATCATTTTTATCTTAGTCTTCTGAGCGTTACAATGCCCCTATGAACATTATTGCATAGGTCTAAGGTATGATCTGGGTCATATACGTCTCTGATAAACCACATTCGAAGAAGAACTTTAGAATTGGGCTAGATCAGAAGGTCTGGGGTGTTAAGGAAACAAAGAAAGAAACAATCGAAAAGGTATCCGAAGGCGATCTGGTTGCATTCGTTTACTCCATTTCTTGGTTAAAGGCAGAAGGACCACCGCCCAAGGGTTTTTCGCGTGTCAGCAAAAATGACCTTGAAAAATTTCGAGGTGCGGTCCAAAGCATCACCCTGGCTAAAGTTAGTAAATCCTATTACACCTCTCAACAAAAGGTGTGGCCAGATGATGATTATCCACACCGCTTTGACTTCGATAATGTAACCACGTACGGCACGGATGTTTTTTTTGGAACCGAATTTTTTAATCCTGATTTTGTTGAGGCTGTACGATATTCAGCATGTAGGCAGGGTTCAGTCACACAAGCATCGAGCATAGAAACCATCTCGGACCTTTCTTTGGTCAAGGTTGAAGATACGGAAGAAGAACTGCCAGTAACCGGTAGTGAGGGGCGGCCTATCCTCCGGCTTCATCTTTCCCGAGAACGAGATCCTTCTTTAGTAAAGAAAAAGAAACAGTCGGTGTTCGAAAAGACTGGAAAGCTGGCATGTGAAATATGTTCAGTTGACTTCAAAAATACCTATGGCGAACTAGGCCAAGGATTTGCCGAGTGCCACCACAAGAGTCCCTTGAGTTTGCGTGACGACAACCAAGAAACAAAGCTTGAAGACCTGGCTATAGTTTGTGCAAACTGTCACAGGATGCTTCATCGCCGCCGGCCATGGTTAACGATTGATGGACTCAAGAAAATTTATGAAGAGCAACGAGCTGACCAAGCTTCAACATAATCTCGCAGAATTTGCTTCTGAACGAGACTGGGACAAGTTTCATTCTCCCAAAAACTTATCGATGGCTATGTCTGTAGAGGCCGGAGAGTTAGTTGAAATTTTTCAGTGGCTAACTGAGGAAGAGAGTCGATCTTTAACTCAAAAGCAGCAGTTAAGAGCTGAAGAGGAGATAGCGGACGTGTTCCTCTACTTGCTCCGAATTGCAGATAAACTGAATGTTGATCTGATTCAGATTGCTAAAAATAAGATTGCAATTAATGCGGAAAAGTACCCGGTAGAAGCATGTTACAGCAGCGCTACGAAATATTCAGACCTGTAGAATGATCTGTTTTGCTGATGGACTTGATAATGGAAGTTAGCGTCTGAACAAATGTTGCTTGAAAATTCGATACTAAGCGGCAATATCTTTTCTCCGGGTATTCTCGTTCCTATAGAGGGAAAGGCTATGAATCAAGAGTTGGATAAAGCTATCTACACTGCGCTAAGAAGTTTCGAGGGTTCCTCTGGTGTCGGTTCATCCCCAACAGCAAATGAAATTATCAGAGTTGTTAAGCCATATTATTCTCAGGGTAGCGAGCAAGAGAAGCGCGATATCCTGGCAAGGCTCGAGAAACTCCGTAAAGAGCCTGGTGTGCCGTTCCCAATGAACCTTCAGCAAATGCTCGAAAGTTAACCCCCAATAGTATTCTTAATAGCCACTGGCATTTGCTGGTGGCTTTTTTTATTGGAGTAAATATGGCAAAACCGGACTGGGGCGAGCTTCAGCAACGGTTCCTTTCCGAACATGCCACAACCGGCGTATCACCGAAGGGATGGTGTGAGGCGCAGGGACTGAACTACGCTACCGCCCGTCGATATATCAAAAAACCTTCTGTGCAAACTGCGCAAAAACCCGTGCAGAAAAAAATGCGCACTGCGCAGAAAGATAAAAGCGCAAATGAGCTGGTGGATGATGATGGGTTAACGGCACAGCAAAGACGCTTTGTCGCAGAATACCTGAAGGATGGCAATGCCACACAGGCAGCTATCCGGGCTGGCTACAGTAAAAAATCAGCTGAACAAATCGGCTATCAACTCCTTCAAAAAACTTCAGTTGCGCAGGCTATTGCGCAGCAGCAAAAAGCGTCAATTGTGCGCACTCTTGGAAGTGCCGATGAAGTGCTTGAGCAGATGTGGCAGCTCGCTACTTTCGATGCCAATCAGCTGTCGCAGTATCGTCGCGGCGCGTGCCGTTATTGCTGGGGCTTCGGTCACCAGTATCAATGGCGTGATGCCGTGGAGTTCGAAGAGAAAAGACTCGAGGCTGTTGAGCGCGACAGACGTGAACCCGAAGATTCCGGCGGCTATGGTTACGACCACAACCGAGAGCCTAACCCTAAATGCCCGCGCTGTAATGGTGACGGTATCGGCCAGCCTTACTTCCCTGATACGCGCAAACTCCCGGCTGCTTCCAGGATCGCCTATTCAGGTGTGAAGGTCGGCAAGAATGGCGTTGAAATCACTGCTATCAGCCGTGAGCGCATGTTCGAGGCGGTAATGAAGCGCCTTGGCCTGGCTGATAGTGAGTTCGCGCAGCGCCTGCAGCAGATTGAAATCGAACGCCGGCAGCTGGAGGTTGAAAAACTCCGTAAAGAGCTGGCCGGTGAGGGTGAGGACGATGAACCAACCCCAGTTGCAATCAATATCAACGTAGTGGATGCGAGGGCAGACGATGGGGATCAGCCCGACACTTAACATTCCTCAGGCGCGCTTCCTCGCAATGCAACACAAGTTCAAGGCCTACGTTGCCGGGTTCGGTTCCGGTAAGACGTGGGTGGGCTGTGGCGGCATCTGCAAGGGGATGTGGGAGCACCCTAAAATCAACCAGGGGTATTTCGCGCCGACGTACCCGCAGATTCGTGACATCTTCTACCCGACGATTGAAGAGGTGGCCTTCGACTGGGGGCTGAGCGTCAAAATCAACGAGGGTAACAAAGAGGTTCATTTCTATGAGGGGCGACGGTACCGCGGGACAACTATCTGCCGTTCGATGGAGAAGCCCGGCTCAATAGTCGGCTTCAAAATTGGTAATGCGATGGTGGATGAGCTGGATGTCATGGCGGCGGCCAAAGCACAGCAGGCCTGGCGAAAAATCATCGCCCGTATGCGTTACAAGGTTGATGGGCTACGTAATGGCATCGATGTAACGACAACGCCAGAAGGGTTCAAGTTCGTCTACCAGCAGTTCGTGAAGGCGGTACGTGAAAAGCCAGAGCTTGCGGCTCTATACGGACTGATCCAGGCCAGCACGTTCGACAATGCGAAGAATCTACCGCCTGATTACATCCCATCGCTGCTGAGCTCTTACCCTGACGAACTGATTCAGGCCTATCTGCGCGGGAAGTTCACCAACCTTAACAGCGGGACCATTTACCACACCTTCAACCGTAAGCTAAATAACTGTTCTGACGAGATTCAGGATGGGGATCCGCTGTTCATTGGTATGGACTTCAACGTGGGAAAAATGGCCGCGATTGTTCACGTTAAGCGTAATGGCCTGCCGCGTGCGGTTCGTGAGCTGGTCAAGGTCTATGACACGCCGGCGATGATTAAGCGCATTCAGGAAGAGTTCTGGCGCTACGAGGATGGTCGCTACGTTAAAAACCGGGAGATTTACATCTATCCGGATGCATCAGGGGACTCACGCAAATCCCAGAACGCCAGCAAGACCGATATTGCTCAGCTCAACGATGCCGGATTCAGCGTCATTGTAGATGATGCCAACCCGCCGGTTAAAGACCGCATCAACTCGATGAATGCTATGTTCTGTAACGCCAACGGCGAGCGCCGCTATCTGGTGAACGTCCAGAACTGCCCGGTTTATACCGAGAGCCTTGAGCAGCAAATCTGGGCGGCAAATGGCGAACCGGACAAATCAGCAGATAACGATCACCCCAATGATGCTGGTGGGTACTTCATCGTGAAGGATTACCCGATCGTGAAACCGGCATACTCAATCACCATGGACACCACTTTCTGATATGGCAAACGACGACATCACCTGGGTTCGACCAGAACACCGGGCGGCTTCTGCTGCCTGGCGGAAATACAGGGACTTTTGCAAAGGAGCTGAGGCCGTAAAGGCAGCGGGTAATAAGTACCTGCCTTATCTCGACCCAACTGATAAATCCACACGCAATCGCAAGCGCAATGAGGACTATCTGAGCCGCGCGGTGTTCTATGCCATTGCCGGTAATACGAAAATCGGCATGCTTGGGATGGCGTATCGCAAGGACCCCACGTTTAACGGCCCTGAAAAGCTCAATTACCTGTTGGACAATGCTGACGGTGCCGGAACCAGTATTTATCAGCAGTCGCAACTGGTGGCCGAGAACGTGCTGGAAGTTGCGCGAGAGGGGCTTTATGTCGATTACGCAGAAGCCTCCGATGAGGCGATCATCCTCCGCTATCCGGCAGAGAACATTATCAACTGGCGAACAAAGCGAATTAACGGACGCGATCAGCTGGTGCTGGTGGTACTGCGTGAATGCGTAGAAGAGCCGGATGGTTACGCTTATAAGGATGAAATCCAGTACCGCGAGCTGGCGCTGGAAGAAGGGCGGTTCATCTGCCGGGTATGGCGCCGGGCTGGTGGCACCGCGAGCGGAACATACACCGTTGACAGTGAATACCATCCTAAGCCCAAAGGGCAGGACTACTGGGACGAAATCCCGTTCACCTTTGTCGGTGCTCAGAACAACGATCCCAATATCGATGATTCCCCCCTGGCCGCGCTGGTGGAGATAAACCACGGACATTACCGAAACAGCGCTGACTATGAAGACAGCGTATGGTTTTGTGGCCAGGTGCAGCCGTATATGACCGGGCTCGATACCGGCTGGCGCGATCACCTCGAGAAGAAGGGCGTGAAAATTGGTTCCCGATCACCGCTTTTGCTTCCCAAGGAGGGCTCGTTTGGCTATGCCCAGGCGCAGCCGAACATGCTGGCTAAAGAGGCCATGGACAGTAAGCGCGATTACATGGTGCAACTGGGCGCCCGACTGATTGAGCAGAACGCCACGGCGAAGACTGCGACGCAGGCGAGTGGTGAGCAAACATCCTCAACGTCTGTGCTCGGTATCTGCGTTTCGAACGTTTCTGAGGCCTACACGCTGGCGCTTAGCTGGTGTGCGAAATACCTCGGCATCAAGGGCGAAACGACGAGTTACACCATCAACCAGGAATTCATCGCGAAGGTTGCCGAGTCGGGCATGGTGACGGCAATCGTCAACGCCTGGCAGTCCGGTGCGCTGCGCGATAGCGATATGATTCGCGCATTGCAGAAGCTTGACCTCATTGACCCGGCCGACAGTCCGGACGAGGTTATTGATGTGCTTCGCAATCAGGCACCAACGTTGACGGGAGGCTGATATGGCCACCATTAACGAAAGCCTGCGCGATGAGTCGATCGCACATTCCGTCTGGTTAAGCCGCTATGCCACTGGCGTGGCAAACCGGATGGTGAAGTTGCTTAACGAGACGGATGCTGACCTGTCGTCACGCCTGCTCGATGCGCTCGACAGATTGCCTCCTGAGAGCTTCACCGTTAGCCGTCTGCAGAGTCTACTGGGCAGCGTGCGCGATCTTAACCATCAGGCCTTAGCCACCATGCAGGCAGGACTCGAGAGTGAGCTGGTGGCGCTGGCAAAGAACGAGGCCAGTTATCAGATGAGCCTGTTCGATTCCATTCTGCCTTCACAGGTCCTGTCTCACTATCCGCTGCAGGGCATCACCGCCGATATGGTGTATGCCGCGGCGATGGCGCAGCCCTTTCAGGGCAGGCTGCTGAGTGAGTGGGCGGAGAATCTGGAATCGGACAGGCTGGCGCGGATAGTGAACGCCGTCCGCAGGGGGTATCTTGCCGGCGACACGGTAGAAACAATCGCACGCAGTGTTCGCGGCCACGCCAACAAAGACTATCGCGACGGCGCGCTGCAGATGAGCAGGGCAAACGCCGCCAGCATCGCTAAAACAGCCGTGAATCATCTGGCTGCCACAGCACGCAACAGCTTCACCAGTGCCAACAGCGATATCGTAAAAGGTAAGCAGTGGCTGTCTACGCTGGACAATAAAACCAGCCACGACTGCATTATTCGTGACCTGCTGCGCTACACCCTGGATAACAAACCGGTCGGGCATAAGGTGCCTTACCTACAGGGACCCGGGAAGATTCATTTCTGCTGCCGTTCTACCGAAACCCTGATCCTCAAGTCGTGGCGCGAACTCGGCATCGATATCGACGAGATGGACGAGGGGACTCGTGCCAGCATGGATGGACAGGTACCGGGGAAAACCTCGTATCTGGAATGGCTCGCACGCCAGTCGGCACAACGCCAGGATCAGGTTCTGGGTGCCGAGCGTGGACGTCTGTTCCGCGCGGGTGAAATAGACCTGGCTGATATGTTTACAGACAAAGGCGAATGGATCAGCCTGGAACGTCTGAAGCAGCTCTCAGGCACAGACAACTAACAATCACATCTTACTCCACGCCCTGGCATCCGCCGGGGCTTTTTTATGGGCGAGGCCCGGCAAAATCCCGAGGGGAAATTATGTTAATTCGAAACATGCTTCTGAAATATTACGCACCTGAAAGCGGCGGTGAGGGCGGCGGTGGCGGTGGTATCGAAATCACTCCTGAAATCCAGAAGCTGATTGATGAGCGCGTGACCAGCGAAGTCACTGGACTCAAAACGAAAAATAGCGAACTGCTGGGCACCATTAAACAGCAGAAAGAAAACCTGTCCCGATTTGAAGGTATCGATCCAGACGCGGTACGCGGCATCTTGCAGCGTTTTTCCGACGACGAAGAGGCAAAGCTGATTGCCGCCGGAAAAATCGATGAGGTGCTCGATAAGCGCACCGAGCGTCTGCGTGCTGACGTTGATAAGCAGATTAAAGCCGCAAATGAACGCGCGGACAAAGCCGAAGCGTTCTCCAACAAATTCCGGGATCGAGTTCTGGGGGATGCAATCCGTGCAGCAGCCTCAAAAGCTGGCGCGCTGCCGGAAGCATCTGACGATCTGATCCTGCGTGCCAAAGGCACATTCCAGCTCAACGACGAAGGCGAGGCCGTAGCAGTTGATGCAAATGGCGATGTTCTGTTCGGCAAAGACGGCAAAACCCCACTTAGCCCGCTTGAGTGGGCGGAGTCACTCAAGGAGACGGCTCCGCACCTGTTCCCGCGCGCAGAAGGCACTAACGCGGGCGGACACAAGCCAAACGGCGGTGGCAGCCTGAAACGTTCCGAAATGAGCGCCAGCGATAAAGCGGACTACATCCGCAAGCATGGCCAACAGGCCTTCCTCAAACTTCCGAAATAAGGGATTAACCCATGTCTACCACTGTTAATAGTGACCTGATCATTTATGACGACCTGGCGCAGACCGCTTTCCTTGAGCGACGACAGGATAACCTCGCAATCTTCAACGCCTCCTCCAACGGTGCGATCCTGCTGGATAACGAGCTGATTGAAGGCGATTTCCGCAAGCGAGCCTTCTACAAAGTGGGTGGCTCAATCGAATCGCGTGACGTTAACTCCACCGAAAAGGTGACGGGTAAGAAGATTGGCGCCGGTGAAGCCGTATCCGTCAAAGCGCCGTGGAAATACGGTCCATACGAAACTACAGAAGAAGCGTTCAAACGCCGCGGCCGCTCGGTTGACGAGTTCTCCGAAGTGATCGGCACTGATGTGGCTGACGCGACGCTGGAAGGCTACGTGAAATATGGCCTGAAGGCGCTGACGGCAGCTATTGGTGCCAACGCGGATATGGTGGTCACTGCCGACATTGAGACCGACGGTAAGAAGACTCTGACACGTGGCCTGCGTAAGTACGGCGACAAGTTCAACCGTGTCGTGCTCTTCGTTATGCACTCCGCTACCTACTTCGACATCGTGGATGAGGCGATCGCCAATAAAATCTACGAAGAAGCGGGCGTGGTGGTTTACGGTGGGCAGCCGGGCACGCTGGGTAAACCTGTGCTGGTTACCGACACCATGGACGCTGATGCGATCCTTGGGCTCGTAGCCGGAGCGGTTACCGTCACCGAATCTCAGGCGCCGGGGTTCCGTTCCTACGACATCAACGATCAGGAAAACCTTGCCATCGGGTACCGTGCTGAAGGCGTTGTGAATGTCGACTTGCTGGGCTACAGCTGGGACACCTCGAAAGGTGACAATCCGGACCTGACCAAAATCGGCACCGCAGGTAACTGGAAGAAGCACTTCACCAGTAACAAATCTACGGCTGGTGTGCTGATTAAGCTGGGATCCGCAGCGGGGGAGTAACGCTGTCAGCGGATAAAACCTCCGCAACCGCTGACAGCACCGATGCGGTTACCATTTCCCTGAAGTACACGCTAAACGGCGCAGGTGTTTCCGGCAAAACCGTTGCCTGGAATTCAACCGGCGGCACGCTCAGCACGGCCAGCTCTCAGACCGGTTCTGCTGGTGGGGCGACGGTCAAACTTACCTCTGATACAGCAGGTACTTTCACAGTCACTGGTACCGTTGATGGTATTGCTAAATCGAGTGAGGAAATCACCTTCACCGCGCCTGCTGCAGGCTAACTGATGGGGCGTAAGCCCCATTCAACGGATGCTCAGATGATTAATACTGATATCACCGCCGCTGACGTTAACAGTTACGCCAGCGAAGATGAACTGGCGTCATTTGCCACGCTGAGAGGAGTTGAGCTGCCTGAAAAGCTCGCGCCGTTACTGATTAAGGCGATGGACTATCTGGAAGGGCTTGATTGGGTAGGTTCCAAAGCAGACCCTCGACAGCCGCTGGCCTGGCCGCGCGCAAATGTCATTCTGGATGGACACGACTTCCCACCCGACCAGGTGCCGCGGCAGGTTATCACCGCACAATGCATGCTGGCTATCGAGGCGATTGAGGGCGATTTGCTTTCAAGCGTTCGTGAGGCCGCGGTTAAAACCGAACGTGTCGAAGGCGCCGTAACCATGACCTATGCGGTTGCCGATGGTGAGGTGTTCACACCATCCTACCCGGCGGTAATGGCTATTCTCGGCGACCTGGCTGGTGGGCGTGGATATGCAATCAATGCTTTCGCGGAGCGCGCGTAATGGCCATCAACTATCAGCGAATGCAGGCGACAACGACTCGGATGCTCAAGCAGAACGGCATTGCATACAACGTCACGCGTAAGGGCTCGTTAATCGTCATCGGTGGTGTGGAGCATCGTTCCGAGGATACCCAGTTCACCGCCACAGGAGTGAAGACGGATTACGCGCCAGGCGAAATTGATGGAACCGTCATTGAAAACGGCGATATTCGGATTGTCTTCACTGCTGAGAAGGAAATTAAAATCGGCGATCTGATCGTCGTGGACGGCTTAAGCCACCGCGTAGTTAAACCTAACCCCGTGAAACCGGGTGCGGTAGTGCTCTGCTATAAATCTCAGTTGAGGACATAGCATGAGCGATAATAAGGCGTTCACGGCTGCCATCACCGCGTTCGTGGACAAAGCCAAAGCGAATCAGGAAGCGGTCGTACGTGCTGTCGGCATTCGGATCCTTAATCAACTGGTGATGATGTCACCTGTCGGCAACCCCGAACTCTGGGGCATCAACCAGACGGCAGCCTCTTACAATCAGGCGGTATACGACCATAACGAAGCGCAAAAATCGGACCCTAATAATCTGACTAAAACCGGGCGACTCAAGAAGAAGGCTCGACTGGTGGATGGGATGGATATCAAAGCGCCGCCCGGATATACCGGTGGACGGTTTCGGGGCAACTGGCAGGTGTCTTTTGATGCACCGACCACAGATGAAACGGGACGTGTCGATAAAACCGGAAATCTGACAAAAGCCGCAGGAAATTACACGCTGTCGCTGTTCAAAGTCGGGATGAAGGCTATTTATTTCTGCAACAACGTCCCTTACGCGTATCGACTGGAGATGGGGCACTCTTCCCAGGCTCCGGGAGGCATGGTACGCATTACTGCTGCTGAGCTTCAGCGATTTTTTGAGGATGCAGTAAGGGAGGTGACTAAATGATCCCCGATATCGCGGCGGCGCTGGCCGCCAGGCTCGGCGAGTGGGCTGATGCTGAAGGGATCCCAGTTGCCTGGGAAAACGTGCCTTTCACACCGCCATCTGATGGGCTCTATCTTGCTGTCCATGACATGCCCGCCACGCCGCGTACGGTAGACCTTGGATTGCGCTGCCGCATTTATTCAGGTGTATACCAGATTAACGTTGTGGCCCCAGCCGGCACAGGCCGTAGCGATGTTGTGGCCCTGGCTGATCGCGTGGCTGAATTGTTCCCCGAGGGGCAGGAGATTGAAGGCAGGGGTTTTACATGCTGGATAGATCAAACGCCTGGTGTTTTCCGCGGGGTCACTACATCTGTCGCTTATACCGTTCCCGTTAGTCTCAATTATCGAGCTGATATCTCCAGCTAATCCTCACAACCTACTAAACCTGACCGGCTCTTTGCCGGTTTTCCCGTTTCTAAAGGAGTAACCAATATGGGCTTTGCATTGCCTAATGGCGCCCACGTCTATCTGGCATCGGGCTATGGCCCAGCCATTTCTTTCACCGGGGCGACGAACGCCGAAAACATGGTAATCATCGTGAGTGAAGCGGACGCACTCAAGGTGGGTGATATTGTTCATGTGAACTGCAACTGGTCCGGTGTTGATAACGTCATTGCAAAAATTGATGCGATTGCCGAAAGCGCCGTAACTCTTCGCAACATCAATACCACCAACAAAAACAAATATGCCGCTGGTGGCGGTACCGGTTCGATCCGCAAGGTGCTTGAATGGACCGAGCTGCCGCAAATTACTGAGGTGTCGAAATCAGGTGGCGATCAGAACACCACACAGATTCAGTTCCTGAGCGACGACCGCCAGCGAAACCTGAATACCTATAAATCCGCAGTCTCTCAGACCTACTCGATCGCTCACGACTCAACTCTCCCGGTATATCCGTTGCTGCGCCAACTGGACGAAGACGAAGAGACGGTTGCGGCTTACATGTACGTGCCGAAGGCGAAGGAAAACCGTTACTGGGCGGCCACGGCGTCCTTTGACGATACGCCAACTACTGCGGTTAACGAGGTAGAGACAGTGAGTGTGGTGCTGAACCTGCAGTCACCGGCGATGACGTTCTACAAGGTGACTGACGCTGCCGCCTGACCCGTCAGAGCTTTCACTATTCAATGCCTCCCATAACGGAGGCTTTTTTTGTTAAGAGGTATCGATGGCGACCAAATTCACCCTTCAGCCCAAACCAACATTTAAGGCCAATGTCTCGATCCCCCGAGCCGGCGATGAGGATGGCGTGCTGACGTTCACGTTTAATCACAAACCACTTAAAGAACTGGCTGACCTGGAAAAACTCGAAGGCAAAACCGCCACTGATTTTCTGATGGAAATCATTTCTGGCTGGGCACTTCCCGATGCATTCAACGCGGAAAACCTGTCGGTGCTGCTGGAAAACTATCCGGCGGCAATGAAGGCAATCCCGGAAACCTACTACCGCGAGCTGATGGGGCAGCGCGAAAAAAACTGATAGCGGTTGCCTCTGCGTTCTATACGCCTGAACCCACCGCGGCAGACCTGGCGCCATATGGTCTTTCGCCGGATGACTACGACGATCAATACATCGACGTCTGGCCAGATGTATGGCCTTCATTCCTGGTGTTTCAGGCTGTCAGCACGCAGTGGCGCACGGGCATGGGAGGCGCATCAGGGCTTGATTATAACGTGCTGCCCTGGGTGATGAGCCTGCACCACGTCGACGACGAGGCAACCGCGCTTTCTGATATCCGGATAATGGAAAGTGCTGCGCTAAAAATTATGCATAAAGAGAGGGCGTAATGAGTAACGATATCGCCACGATTTCCCTGCGTGTAAATACCAGTGAGCTGGAGCGCGGTAATCAGGCACTGGATCGCTTTCAGGAGACCGCGTCCGCCGCGGCAGGTAAAGCGGATGACCTGAACAGTACGTTCCGCACCGGTATCGATAACCAGAAGAAAAACAGCGAAAGCCTTAAGCAACAACGGCAGGAACTGCAGAACCTACTGAATAAAATCAGCCCCGTAAACAAGGCGCTGGATGAACTGGACACGATCCAGGAGAGCCTGGCGAAATTTCGCGGTAAAGGGCTGGTGGGAGACGAGGACTTTACTCGTTACAACAGTGTGCTTGAGACAACGCGGGCTAAACTGGCACAGGTAATGGAGTCTGAGACCGCAGAGGGGCGGGCTCGCATTGAACAGGCTCAGGCAGCGCAGCGGGCAGCTGCAGCGGGCAAAACCTTTATCGATTCGCTGGAGGAGCAGGTCACAGCAATCGGAAAAACGCGCGCAGAACTGTTAGAGCTAAAAGCAGCCCAACTTGGCGTTTCCGATCGTGCTGCACCGATGATCGCCCGACTGAAAGAGCAGGAGGAAGCGTGGAAGTCAGGAGCGATCAGCGCGGGGCAATACCGCAACGCGATGCGTTATCTACCAATGCAAATGACCGACATCGTAACTTCATTGGCGTCCGGAATGCCGGTTTATATGGTAGCCATTCAGCAGGGCGGCCAACTGCGCGATTCGTTTGGCGGTGTAGGCAATGCTCTCAAAGCGATGTTGTCGATGGTGACTCCTGCCCGAGTGGCCATTGGTGGCTTGGCCGGTGCTGTTCTGATTGCTGCAAAAGCGGGAGCGGACTACTTCACCGCCTACGACGAAATTAACAAGGCCATTATCAGGACTGGCAACATTGCAGGCACGTCAGCGCTCCAGGTAATGGCTTCCTCCCAGTCGATTGCTGCTTCTACTGGTGCTACTGTAGAAACCGTTCAGAGTCTGATGACTGAACTGATTAGCATGGGATCGCTCACACAGCAGCAGCTTGAAAAAGTGGCAGGCTCTACGGCACTTGCAGTTCAAACCAGTATTGTTTCGGCGCAGGACATCACCAAGGCATATCAGGATATAGAAAAGGATCCGGTTAAAGCCCTTCAGAGTCTAAACGAACAATACAATTTCCTGACTGTTTCTCAGCTTAAGCACATTGATGAGCTGGTGAAACAGAAGGACCAGACCGCGGCCGTTACACAGGCTATGGACCTGTTTGGCGATACGATGGCAGAACGTGGAGAGCAGGCTTACGACTCGCTGACACCGTTTGGTCGCCTGTGGCTGGATATCAAAGACTGGGCGTCTGAGGCCATGCACAATATCGGTCAGTGGGTAGCAGAGCTGGCATCAAACACACTGAAGGAATTCAACGCAATTTATTACAGCGTAGCGATCGTTTTCCAGAAGCTGAACCAGATCATTTCTTCCTCTATCGCGGCTGCGATTAATCTCATTCCTGACTGGGCGAAAACGGATACTTTGCAGGGATGGCAGGACTATAACGAACAAATGGCCAGCGCTTATGGCGACAGCGTCTCTCAGTTGAAAAAAGACTGGGATGCCGCTGATATCAGTGCAGGTAAATACCTCGATACGACCAGAAAGATAAGTACCGCAACCACCCAGAAGGATCGTGAAAGAGTCGCTTCTTTTGGTAAAAAGACGCAAACCGGAAAGCAGGGCACTTTATCGGCTGGCGATCGCAGTACGGATGCTGCCCAGGCCGAGCTACTGGCGCTTCAGGCACAGTTACGCGCGCTGCAGCAGCATAAAGGGCTGAACGATACTATTAGCCAACAGCGCAAAGCCCTTTGGACTACGGAAGCGAAATTTCAGGTGCTGGAAGAGGCCTCCAGATCTCGCTCTCTGACAAAGCAGGAGCAATCTCTGCTCGCGAGTAAAGACCAGGTGCTACAGTTAGCGCGGCAGAAAGCCCTGTTGGGTGATCAGATTTCCGCGCAGGAACTGCTGAACAAGCGCATGGATACCTCGCAGAAATACGTCACGCAGATGGCTGAGAAACAGGCCGCATTACTGGGTGGCGCGGGGATGAGTGACCGCCAGGCGCAGCGAGAGCTGGCAAAAAGTCAGCTCGCCGCCGGCTGGAAAAATACTGGTGGTTCGCTGGATGAAGAGGGATATCAGAAACAGCTTAAGGCAGCTAACGATTACTATGATGCTGAGGATCAGCTACGCGGTGACTGGCTGACCGGCGCGAAAAAGGGCTGGGCTGATTTCGAAGACAGCGCGACCAATGTGTACTCCCAGGTGCAGACGGTTACCAGCAACGCGTTCACCGGGATGGCCAGCACGCTCACTGACTTTTTTACTACTGGTAAATCTAACTTCTCAGATTTTCTTTCTACTTTCCTCAAGGGCATCGCCCAGATGCTGACGCAACTGGCTTTGGTTAATGGAATGAAGTCAGCGTTTGGTGGAACCGGTATCGGCGCGTTCTTTGGTTTTTCAGGTGGTGGATTGGTCCCCGGTTTTGATGGAGGCGGCTACACGGGAGATGGCGGTAAATACCAACCGAAAGGCGTTGTACACGGCGGTGAGTTTGTGTTTACGAAGGAAGCGACAAGTGCATTAGTGTCGGCAATCTCTATGCGCTTATGCGTGGAGCTCAGGGGTATGCAAACGGCGGTTATGTTGGCACAGCCCCAATGTATGGGCTGCAATCGAATGCAGCTGGTGGCGTAACCGTTCAAACTTCCGTGATCGTTCATAACCAGAACACTCAGCAGCAGACTTCTGGTGACAACGACGCTATTTCGCGGGCTTACAAGCAGACCATTGATCAGTCAGTGCGCGCAGGTATTGCCAAACAGCTCCAGCCTGGAGGTCTCATCTGGAATGCAACGAAATCAAGATAAAGTGCCTCCGCAGATTTTGCCGTTATGCCAATTCCTGATAGGATTAATCTCAATTTTTACTGATGGAATAGGGACATGAAAAAAATTGTAGGTGTGTTATTTCTTTCCTTCTTATTAGCCGGGTGCGATAAACCTAAAATTGACTCATCAACTGATGACGCAATGAAATCATCTATAGCCAAGGTCAGAGAATCACTTCCGGAAAATAAACGGGAGGAATTTGATAATGCTTTAAAGGTCGTAGCGTTCAGTAACATTAATATGGCTGATCTGATGCGAGCATCGTCAGAAAGTGACAAAGAAGATCTAAGCAAGAAGATGCGCGAGCCCCTGTCTGGCAAAACTGGTGAGGAAATCATCTCTTATGCCCAGCAAGTAACTGCCGAGAGGGAACTTAAGCAGAAAGAGCAGGCAATTCAGGAAATCAAAGAGCTTGAACAGAAAAAAGCTGACTCTGAGAAGGCCAAAGAAGAACTCAAAAAAGTACAGGTTCTATCATCTCGATTTAGCCTGGAACCTGAAGAGTATGGGAAGCCACAACCTATTATTCGCCTTGTTGTGAAAAACAATACTGATAAAGCTATTTCCCGTGTGTACTTCAATGGAGTGATAGCCAGCGATGGACGTTCAGTTCCATGGCTGGAAAAAGATTTTAACTACGAAATTGCTGGCGGGCTTGAACCGGGTGAAGAAGCTACTTGGGCATTGGCTCCGAATAAGTTTTCTGAATGGGGGCAGGTTGATGCTCCAGCTGATGCGGTCTTCACAGTTACAGTAACGAGAGTAAATGGTGCAAATAAAGAAGCGATGTTTGATGCTTCTGGCTTTACAGAGAAAGAAAACAGCAGGCTTGAAGATTTAAAGAAAAGATATCTTTGAGCTGACTTATCAACTTAACCCGCTTCGGCGGGTTTTTTTATGCCCGGGGGAAACATGGCGATCGAAATATTTAACTGGCGAACCCAGATTCAGGCGGGCATGGAAGGGGAGTTCACTTACGCAACACGCTCTGCATCCTTTGGCGACGGCTTTGAACAGATCGCCGGTGAAGGAATCAACCCTGAAAAACAGTCATGGCCGATGACCTTAACGGGAAAAAAAGCAGAGATGCTCGATGCACTGAGTTTTTGCCGCAAACACATCACAAAATCCTTTATCTGGACGTCTCCTGTCGGCGAAACCGGTTTATACCGGATTGAAGCTGATTCCATTAAAGTCCAGCCGCTATCCAGCAAAGTGATGACCATAAAAGCAATCTTCAAACAGGCATACGCACCATGATTACTGAAGATTATCAACGCCTCGAACCTGGTGAAAAAATACGTCTTCTTGAGGTAGACGGTTCTGCGTTTGGCCTGGACGACGTTCTTCGTTTTCACGCTTATAACCTCCCGCATACTGCAGAAGAGATTGCGGCTGCTGGTGGAGAAGAATCAAAGTTAAAGGCGAAAAGTATCTGGTGGCAGGGCGAAGAGTATGGTGCCTGGCCATATAAGCTCGAGGGACTGGAAGCGTCAACCGATGGCAGTAGCGCCCAGCCGACGCTCACCGTTGCCAACATTGACAGCTCTATCACTGCGCTCTGTCTGGCCTATGACGATATGCTGCAGGCCAAAGTTACGATTCATGACACTTTTGCGCATTACCTGGATGCGCGCAATTTCTCGGATGGAAATCCAACAGCAGATCCCTTGCAGGTGAGGAAGCGGGTTTTCTATATCGACGGTAAAAATAGCGAGCTTCCCGGTGAAAGTATCGAGTTTGTTCTTACCAGCCCGATGGATCTGCAGGGATTGATGATTCCGACCAGACAGCTGCATTCCCTTTGCACATGGTGCATCCGGAATAGGTACCGCACCGGCGATGGGTGCGATTATGCCGGCACGCTTTACTTCGACAGAAACAACAATCCGGTAAGCGATCCCTCATTGGATGAATGCAACGGCACGCTCACCGCCTGCAAGCTTCGGTTTGGTGAACACAATGAACTTCCTTTCGGTGGTTTTCCAGGAACATCTTTGATCAGGAGTTAACATGCGTCAGAAAACAATTCAGGACATCCTGGCGCATGCTGCGAAAGACTATCCCCACGAATGCTGCGGCGTGATAGCGCAGAAAAGTCGGGTGGAACGCTATTTCCCATGCCGTAATCTGGCTGCCGAACCAACGGAACAGTTTCACCTTTCGCCAGAGGATTACGCTGCTGCTGAAGACTGGGGGACTATAACGGGAATCGTACATAGTCACCCTGACGCGACGACCCAACCAAGCGAACTGGACAAGGCTCAATGCGATGCAACGTTGCTGCCCTGGCATATTGTCAGTTGGCCGGAAGGAGACTTTCGTACCATTACTCCCCGCGGCGAATTGCCTCTACTCGGGCGCCCGTTTGTGCTCGGACACTACGACTGTTGGGGGCTGGTGATGAGCTATTTCAGGCAGGAACACTGCGTTGACTTGAACGATTATCGGGTGGATTACCACTGGTGGGAAAAGGAGTATCCGGAAAATTTCTATCAGGATTGCTGGTACGAATGTGGGTTCCGAGAATTCAGTGGATTACCAATGCCGGGCGATTTGATCATCATGCAGGTGGAATCGAATAAGTGGAACCATTCAGGGATCTTGCTGGAGGGGAACATGCTTCTCCATCATCTTTATGGTCACCTCAGTCAACGTGTGCCATATGGAGGTTACTGGATGGAGAGAACCATGAAAATTGTCAGGCATAAAAGCCTAATCATGCAGGAGGGATAATGTGCGAATCCGTCCGTACTGTTCGTCTATATGGTGTTTTGGGTACTACGTTTGGCCGCGAATTCCAACTTTCGGTAGCCTCACCAAAAGAAGCCATCCGCGCATTGTGCGTTATCGTGCCAGGCTTCGAGCGTTTTTTGAATACCAGCAAGCAGCGCGGCCTAACCTACGCTGTTTTCAGCGGTAAGCGTAACCTGAACGATGACGAACTCTCTATGGATCAGAGTAGTGCTGATATCCGTATTGCGCCGGTTATTCTCGGGAGTAAACGTGGTGGAGTATTCCAGACCATCTTAGGCGTGGCTTTGGTCGCTGTTGGTGCTGTGGCGTCATACTTTGGCGGTGGTGCTGTCGGCGTTCCTCTAATGCAATTTGGCGCTGCGATGGCCCTTGGCGGTGTCGTACAAATGCTTTCTCCACAGACAACCGGACTTGCCAGCAAGCAATCGGCAGACAACAAGGCCAGCTACGCATTTGGTGGAGTAACCAATACGACAGCCCAGGGAAATCCGGTACCGCTTCTTTACGGCAAGCGACGAATCGGTGGTGCGATCATTTCTGCTGGCATTTATGTTGACGATCAGCAGTAGCTATAGTGCCAAGCTAAGAGTATCTTCTTGAAAGAACGCATTATAAGACTGGAAATGCTTATGGATGGTTATGCTATAGACTTTCAAGATTTACTTGGATTAAGAAAATTAAACGAGCCTGGTTTGGACAGAAGGGCGTTCACAGACTGGGCTGAAAACCAGATTTCTGCTGGCAATGAGTCTTCAAATCTTTTGATTTTGGCATCTTTGGGATTAGATAAGGAAATCTCGAAAGATGAGGTATTTCGCTACTTTGATGGCTACGTTGATGAGATTGGGGAAGTGTTGCCTACTGAACGAGTCGCGTTCATATTGGCAATGCGACTAACATTCAAAAAGCTCGCCTATTCTGAACTTGAGGATGATGTCTGGAGTGAATTAACTAGAACTTTTGCTAAATGGTATGACTTGCCAAATGGCCTTTTATATAGAGTAATGACGTACTGGAGCGCATTGCATGATGATTTTACAAATAATTATGAATATGAGGTTGGGTATTATTACCTGAACTATCCGCGACACGGTGACATTCCTCGTTCGGAACAATTAGAGTACGTTCGTAATTGTGCAATTCGCTTTCTCCGTATTTTCGATGAGCACTATTATTTTGGTTTGCTTATCAAATAATATTTAATTCAACATTGTTCTAATTATGGCCACCTCCGGGTGGCTTTTTTTATGGGCGCAATATGGCTATAGCAACCGCTATTAAAGGCCGCAAGGGCGGCAGTTCAAGCTCAAGAACTCCTACAGAACAGCCAGACGATCTGCAGTCAGTAGCCAAGGCAAAAATCCTTCTCGCGCTGGGAGAGGGGGAGTTTGCTGGTGGCCTTACTGCGCGCGATATTTATCTCGATGGTACCGCACTTGAGAACGCAGATGGTTCACAGAACTTCAGCGGTGTGGCGTGGGAGTTTCGTTCTGGAACTCAGGCGCAAAAATACATTCAAGGGATCCCGGGTACCGAAAATGAAATCAATGTAGGCTCCGAAGTTTCCAGCTCTACAGCGTGGACGCGCACGTTCACTAATACGCAGCTTTCAGCTGTTCGCCTGCGTCTAAAATGGCCTTCTCTCTTCAAACAGGAGGATGATGGCGATCTGGTTGGCTATTGGGTCAACTATGCAATTGACCTGCAGACAGATGGCGGCTCCTGGCAGACAGTGCTGAATACCAGCGTGACCGGGAAAACGACGTCAGGTTACGAGCGCAGCCACCGTATTGATTTACCTCAGGCGGGCAGCACCTGGACCATCAGGCTGCGCAAAATTACAGCCGATGCCAATAGCGCGAAGATTGGCGACACGATGACGCTGCAAAGCTTCACAGAAGTAATCGACGCCAAACTTCGATATCCGAACACTGCGCTTTTGTACATTGAATTTGACTCGAGCCAGTTCAATGGCTCAATTCCGCAAATTTCCTGCGAGCCTCGCGGACGTGTTATTCGTGTGCCCGATACCTATGACCCGGAAACACGAACGTACAGCGGCACCTGGACGGGCGCATTTAAGTGGGCATGGACGGATAACCCTGCGTGGATATTTTACGATCTGGTGGTCACTGACCGCTTCGGCCTTGGTAATCGGCTAACGGCAGCCAACATCGACAAATGGACTCTTTATCAGGTCGCTCAATATTGTGATCAATCGGTACCGGATGGTAAGGGCGGCAGCGGAACTGAACCACGTTACACCTGCAACGTATACATTCAGGATCGAAATGACGCTTACACTGTGCTGCGAGACTTTGCCGCCATTTTTCGAGGTATGACCTACTGGGGAGACGACCAGATTGTTGCCCTTGCAGACATGCCCAGAGATGTCGATTTTACCTACACGCACGCTAACGTAGTCGACGGCAAATTTGTGTATTCCAGTAGCACAACTAAAAGTCGCTACACAAACGCTCTTGTATCCTGGTCTGATCCGGCAAATGGCTATGCTGATGCAATGGAGCCAGTCTTCGAACAGGAGCTGGTGGCGCGCTATGGTTTCAACCAGCTTGAGATCACCGCCATCGGTTGCACCCGGCAGTCTGAGGCTAACAGGAAAGGGCGCTGGGGGATCCTGACCAATAATAAAGACAGGGTTGTAACGTTTGACGTTGGTCTGGACGGCAATATCCCTCAGCCTGGCTACATAATTGCTGTCGCTGACCGTAATCTCTCAGGGAGAGATTTAGGCGGTCGATTATCCGTGGTTAATGGTCGTGTGCTCAAACTTGACCGGGTGCCAAGTGCTAAGGCCGGTGACAGGATAATGGTAAACCTGCCGTCGGGTATCACCCAATCCCGAACGATACAGTCCCTGTCCGGTGAAATCGTTACCGTGACAACTGCCTTTAGTGAACTTCCGCAGGCTGAGGCTGTATGGGTTATTGAATCTGATGAACTCTATGCGCAGCAGTACAGGGTAATTAGTGTCACTGATAACAATGACGGGACATATACCATCACTGGAGCAAATCACGATCCGGATAAATATGCCCGTATCGATACAGGTGCCGTTATAGATCAGCGGCCGGTAAGTGTCATCCCTCCAGGTAATCAGTCGCAGCCAGTCAACATCGCGATCAGCTCGTTTTCGGTGATTCAGCAAAATATCAGCGTCGAAACCATGCGCGTAAGCTGGGACCAGGCACAAAATGCCATCGCCTATGAGGCGCAATGGCGCCGCAACGACGGAAACTGGGTTAACGTGCCTCGCAGTTCCACCACGTCATTCGACGTCCCGGGGATTTACGCCGGACGCTATCTGGTGCGCGTGCGTGCTATCAACGCAGCGGAAATTTCTTCCGGATGGGGATATTCAGAAGAGAAGACGTTGACCGGCAAAGTTGGCAATCCTCCCAAGCCAGTGGGCTTTATGGCTACGGGCATTAACTGGGGTATTCGTCTGAACTGGGGGTTCCCGGAAAACACCGGCGATACCCTCAAAACAGAAATCCAGTACACGGCCAACAGCGATTTTTCCGATCCGTTGCTGCTATCGGACGTACCTTATCCATCTGCTGAATATACCCAGCTCGGGCTGAAAGCCGGGCAGGAATTCTGGTATCGCGCCCAGCTGGTTGACAGAACGGGTAACGAGTCCGGCTATACCGACTGGATCAGGGGAATGTCTAACGATAATGCTGATGATTATCTGGGTGAAATCGCAGACGATTTACTTACCTCGGCCGACGGCGACCGTCTGACCAGCGATATTGATACCAATCTTGAAGCTGCAATGCAGAACGCGCTGGCCAACCATGGAACAGTTGAACATCAATGGGCGCAATACGGAGAAGTACGCGCCGATATCCTGGTTGTGAAAACGACTATTGCTGAGGTAGATAGGGCAATGGCCGAAATGTCGACACAGGTGCAGGCGCAGATCGACAACGTCACCGCTTCCCTGGAAGACAAGCTCACAGCCGTCGTCGATGCCTCTGGTGCTTCGGCAATCTACACCCTCAAAACAGGCGTGAGGATAAACGGCGTGATGTACAACGCCGGGATGTCGATTGCTGTGCTTGCTGAGGCCGGGAAACCGGCAGTTACCCGTATTGGGTTCAACGCTAATCAGTTTGTACTGATGAGTGGCATTGGTGACGCTCAGTATTCACCGTTCGCGGTGGTTAATGGTCAGGTCTTTATGAGCTCAGCATTTATTCAGGATGGCACAATCACCAATGCCAAAATTGGCAATTTCATCCAGTCCAATAATTACGTTGCCGGACAATCCGGATGGAAACTGGATAAAGGTGGTACCTGGGAAAACTACGGTAGTGACGGTCAGGGTGCAAGAAAGACCACGAACATTACTGACAGCATCAGGGATGAGAACGGTGTCCTCCGCGTACAGATTGGCAAACTGACAGGAGTGTTCTGATGTCATGGGGTATACAAACATGGGATGCGAGTGGAAGTCCAAATAACTATGGCATTAAGCCAGTTTCGGTTGTTGGACGTATTCCACTAGCGGCAGGGCAGAACTCAGGGGCATGGAGCTTTAGCCTACCTCAGGGGTTTAAAGTGGGGTTTGTTGTTTCTCTTGACGAGGGGGGAAACAGTGTCGGACGCAGAATTGTAGCGAGCGGGAACACCATTGCTGTGACACCCGCATCAGAAACGGGCTTGGGCAATTATCCGGCATCTAAATGCGAACTGATTATTTTTATGGAGAAAGCATAATGGCTGATTATGGTGCGATGATATTGATGGATAATGGAAATCCCTTTGTTACGCCGCAATCAACTCCATTCTGTCTCTACGGTAAATACACGTTTAACTCCTCACCAAACGGCAGTTCACAGCAGGTAACGCAATATCTTTCTGTACCCGCCGATTATCCGGTAATGGTGTTTATCAAAACTACTGATACGGCGCAGCCGACACCAGTCATGTCATATCGACTCGGAGGAAATGTATATATTGGTGGTGTGAACCCGTATAACCAGAGCTTTACGCTTACTGCATACGTCTTCGCAATATTCCCGCAAACACTACCAGCGTGGGGATTTGCTATCTGGGATGCCACGGGAAAACTTGTTCTGACAAACGAATCAAGGGTGCTTTCTGATCTGCAAACAGTGGGCGATGCTGGTGCAAACGGAGGCATAAACATAGACCAGACACTGTCTGGATCTTGGGCTGTAGCTCCTGCACAGCTTGGTCAGACAATTATCACTAATAACGCGACCAAGCCTCCGACCATTTATACGATCAACGCGTATTCATCGTGCAGATTTAACGGAGGCAGTACAAGAATAAACGCAGGTGGGACATCAACCGGGACAGGATCACCAGGCGGAGGTACCAATACGGGGACGTCTTTGACCGCCATCAATACATCTGCTTACGATTAAACGATCGTTCAAAACGATCAATCTAAAGATATTGATCTATAAAATCTATTTTCATTGTTTTTTCCTCCAGGTTAACGTTTCAGAGCGTTTATTTAGCTCAGGGATGAATGATGAAACCTTTAATTGGCTGTGCACTTATATGCTGTTTTCTTTCCGCTTGCTCGTCACCCCTAATCGAGAAACAAACTCCCGTTTGCGAAGCCACCACATTGATCGGGGGAAATGAAGTATCGGTGCAGATTTACGGCGTGCGTAAAGTAGCTCATCAGACAGAATATAGGGCAGGCTTCCCCTTCAATTGGCGATGGGTGAGCAAAAACAACTTCACCAGGTCGACCTGTTCAAAATGAACAAAACAAGAACCCGCTTCGGCGGGTTTTTTATTATCTGAACTCAGGAGTCCATCATGTCAGCAGGTACCATCACCCTGACGAACGGTTCCGCTATTGTTGGCGGTTCCGGAACTGCTTTTGCAACTGAACTCTCTGCAGGTGACTTCATTGTCTCTACTGTGGGCGGCGTTCCGTACACATTGCCAGTAAAAACGGTAGACAGTGATACCCAGCTGACGCTTGTAATCAGCTTCACCGGTCCGACACAATCCGGTGCGGCCTGGTCCGCAGTGCCGCGTGTGGCCCTGAATATGGTCACTGCGGCGCTGGTTGCCCAAAGTGCCGAAGCTTTGCGCGGGCTGAACTACGATAAACAGAACTGGCAGCAGGTATTCAGCACAGCAGGCAATATAACTGTGAAGTTACCAGACGGTACAACTTTTAAGGGACCCTCCTGGCAATATGTTATCAGCCAGACATCTACGTTGAACGGAAAAACAGGCGGCATGGTTTCCGGTAGTGTTATTGCTACCTCCGGAAGCGAAGTTGGCGTTGCGACTGGGTCAGGTGGTAATAAGTCTATCTCACTGTCAAATGTTAACTCCGATGGGCCCGCAGAAAACTATGTAAACTGGATGGCTGGTAACTATTATTCTGGGGCATGGCGAATTGGAGCCATTCGCGGTTCAGGGACGGACCTTGCGCGCGTTCAAATGAACGTTTACGACGGCGTCTCTTCAAACGCTGATTTTCGCTGGTATCCTTATGGTGCCTTTCAGTCAAAAACCCACATTGGCCCTGGCGAAAATTACGGTGGTGGCTATCAGGATGTTGTGAATGGCTACAGTACCAACACATCATTTTCACGCCCGAATATTACCACTCCGAACGATGGTGGATTTGTACCATTTGGCAGGTGGCATACCTATTGCTCAGGGGGGTATCACGCCGTTACTGCTCTTGGATCTATTTCCCAGGGGAAAAGCAACTGGCCATCTATTGAACTTGTAACCATTGGTGATAGCGGATCTGCAGGAACGCGTATTTTCTCGTTTAACACCGTTACCGCGGATATTTCAGTTTCAGGCAGTGGTGGTTTCGGGGGGAATTATATTTTCTCTAAACAACCAAACTGTGATATCGAACTGAAACATAGCGTGAAATACGATGATGGTTATCAGTCATACGAGAACATCAAGAAATTCCTGCCAGCAACTTATGTCTACAACGATGACCCTCGTGAGAGAGTTCGCCGAGGTGTAATCGCTCAGGATGTCATGAAGATCGACAGTGAGTACGTAACGTTGGTCCCTGCTGCGCCAAAGTTTGATAGCGAAGGAAACAGAGTTGATGCTGATGATACGTTGGCACTGGATAACAACGTCATCATGCTTGATACCGTGCTGGCATTGAACTACGTCATTAAACAGCTAGAGACAACCCAGAAAGAGCTCCAGGAGCTTAAGCTAAAAATAGCGGAATCATGAAGTCTTAGCTTTCAGCCGCAGCCCCTGCCGGTACTCAACTGGCTTTGTCTCACTCAGGCCTGCTTACACTCTGCCATTATCGAAAAATTTACAAAAGAGATAATTCGAAACGAGAGAGAAACTTAGAAACGAAACGGCGAAGCTTTAAGCAGTGACGATAGGGCCTGTATCTTGCGGACACTTACAAATAAAACTACTGTATATAAAAACAGTATTTGAGGTGTATGCAATGGAATTCATCAGGCCAACAGAACTGCGAGAAATTATCGCTCTCCCGCTTTTCAGTGACTTAGTTCAGTGTGGTTTCCCAAGCCCCGCAGCTGATTACGTTGAACAGCGTATCGATCTCAATGAGTTACTTGTCGCTCATCCGAGCTCCACCTATTTCGTCAAAGCCGCGGGTGATTCAATGATCGAAGCCGGGATAAGCGACGGTGATCTGCTGGTGGTGGATAGTTCGCGCACGGCTGAGCACGGTGACATTGTCATCGCCGCGGTGGAAGGGGAATTTACTGTTAAACGTCTGCAGCTGCGCCCGACCGTGCAACTCATTCCTATGAACAGCGCCTACAGTCCGATTGTTGTTGGCAGCGAAGATACTCTGGATGTTTTCGGCGTCGTGACTTTCATCGTCAAATCTGCGAGCTGAATATGTTTGCGCTCTGTGATGTGAATTCATTCTATGCATCATGCGAGACGGTGTTTCGGCCCGATTTGAAAGGGCGGCCAGTGGTTGTTCTCTCGAATAATGACGGCTGCGTAATCGCGCGCAGCGCCGAGGCCAAGGCCGCTGGAATTACCATGGGAGAGCCTTTCTTCAAGCAAAAGGACTTATTTCGGCGCGCTGGGGTTGTGTGCTTCAGCAGCAACTACGAGCTTTACGCTGATATGTCCAACCGTGTAATGACGACGCTCGAAGAAATGAGCCCCCGCGTAGAAATTTACAGTATCGATGAAGCTTTTTGTGACCTTACTGGTGTTCGAAATTGTCGTGACCTGACAGACTTCGGGAAAGAGATCCGCGCTACAGTTCTGAAGCGTACGCACCTGACGGTCGGTGTTGGCATTGCCCAGACAAAGACACTGGCGAAGCTAGCAAACCATGCCGCCAAAAAATGGCAGCGGCAAACGGGCGGGGTGGTGGACCTATCCAATCTCGATCGCCAGCGCCGACTGCTTGCTCTGGTTCCGGTGGAGGACGTCTGGGGCGTAGGCAGGCGCATCAGTAAGAAGCTGAACGCCATGGGCATCAAAACGGCTCTGGACCTCTCAGAACAAAGCACCTGGATTATCCGTAAACACTTTAACGTGGTACTCGAGCGAACGGTCAGGGAGCTGCGCGGCGAGCCTTGTCTTGATCTGGAGGAGTTTGCGCCGGCAAAGCAGGAAATCGTCTGCAGTCGGTCATTTGGCGAACGCGTCACCGAGTACGAACAGATGCGCCAGGCTATCTGCAGTTATGCGGCGCGTGGCGCTGAAAAACTACGTGGCGAGCATCAGTATTGCCGGTTTATCTCTGCATTCGTGAAAACGTCCCCCTTCGCACTTAACGAGCCGTATTACGGCAACAGTGCCTCAATGAAGCTTCTCACCCCCACTCAGGATTCCCGCGACATCATCAACGCCGCGGTAAAGTGCCTGGACAAAATCTGGAAGGACGGTCACCGGTACCAGAAGGCAGGAATCATGCTCGGGGATTTTTTCAGCCAGGGAGTGGCCCAGCTCAACTTGTTCGATGAAAACGCGCCGCGGGCCGGTAGTGTTAAACTGATGGAGGTTCTGGATCAACTCAATGCGAGAAATGGCAGAGGAACGCTCTACTTTGCCGGTCAGGGTGGTATTCAGCAACAGTGGCAAATGAAGCGAGAAATGCTGTCGCCTCGATATACGACGAGATATTCAGATTTACTTAGAGTCCGATAA